GGTCCTAAATTTGGTGGCGGTGGAAGTAGTGAAGGTCCTAAATTTGGCAGCGGTTCAGCAGCAACTTCGGGTGCTGCAAGTGCAGTAGACTTCACTAATATGAGCCCGGAACAAGTTGCAGCCTATGCCTACAAGAATCAAAACGGAAGTCCAGCTACCGGAGGCAACGAAGCTAGCAGACGCGAAATGGAAAATAAAGCCAAAGCAGAAGCTGAAATAAAAGAAAAAGCCGCAGAAGAAATTAAAAAGAAAAATGAATCACAGAAGTCCGGCAAGCCGCCAGAAAGTGCAGAGACCTTGCTAGCGAGCTTAAATACTAAGATGGATCAACTAATCGTAATTAATCGAGGCGTACACTCACTTAATGATAAACAACTTACAGTACAACAAGGTCTTGGCAGTGACGTATTTTCGTCACCCGTATAATTTGGAAAATATATGAGCTGGAAAAAGCATTTTACACCTGTAAAAATTGATGGTACAAGCGGCACTTTTAGCCCGCTAGGTAACGGCGGTGGTAAACCCGGACCGGCCCGTACTAACTATTCAAACTATCTACCAGACGTATATGCAGGTACGCCAAATCGTGTTGAGCGTTATCAACAATACAACACCATGGACATGGACAGTGAGATTAATGCTGCCCTTGATATCCTAGCAGAATTCTGCAGCCAAAAGAATAAAGAGAATACTACATCGTTTCAAATATTTTTTAAAGGTGCACCAACAGCAACTGAAGTTAAACTATTAAAAGAAAGTCTACAGAAGTGGAACAAGATACAACAATTTGAAAATAGAGTTTTTAGAATTGTTCGTAATACCTTTAAGTATGGCGATTGCTTTTTTGTACGAGATCCAGAAACACTTAAATGGTTCTATGTTGATCCAGCAAAGGTTACTAAAGTTATTGTAAATGAAAGTGAAGGTAAGACACCTGAGCAGTATGTTATCCAGGACTTTAATTTTAACTTTAAAGATCTAGTAGCAACATCAATTCACCCAAACAATAATAGCAGTCCAGCAGGAGGTGGCGGTTATGTCACCGGTGGCGCCTTAGGTCGCGGCATGGTTGGCGCCGCCCCACAACAAACTGGTTCACGCTTTACCACAGGCACCAACGAAATTGCCATCGATGCTAAAAACGTGGTTCATATTAGTTTAAGTGAAGGTCTTGATAATAACTATCCTTTTGGCAACAGCCTGCTAGAAAGTGTTTTTAAAGTATATAAACAGAAAGAATTACTAGAAGATGCGATTATTATCTATCGTATACAACGTGCGCCAGAGCGCCGTATCTTTTATATTGACGTTGGTAATATGCCAGCGCACATGGCCATGGGCTTTGTTGAACGTGTAAAAAACGAAATTCATCAAAGACGTATTCCTAGCTCAACCGGCGGATCTTCTGCAATCGATGCTAGCTACAATCCATTAAGCATCAACGAAGACTACTTCTTTCCGCAGACAGCAGAAGGTCGCGGTAGTAAAGTTGATACACTGCCCGGCGGCACTAACCTAGGCGAAATCGATGACTTGAAGTATTTTACCAACAAGTTATTCCGCGCCTTGCGTATTCCAAGCAGCTATCTACCAACAGGTGCAGATGATAGTCAGCAGTCATTTAACGATGGCAAAGTAGGTACTGCATATATTCAAGAGCTAAGATTCAACGAGTATTGCAAACGTCTACAAAGCTTAATGGTTGAAGAATTTGACTTAGAATTTAAACTTTGGATTGTAAAGCAAGGCATTAATATTGATAACAGCTTGTTTGAATTGAAGTTTAATCCACCGCAAAACTTTGCTGCGTATCGTCAAAGCGAGCTGGATAATGCACGTATTAGTTCGTTTACTAGTCTACAAGAAGCTCCTTACATCAGTAAGCGTTTTGCATTAAAACGTTTCTTAGGGCTAACGCAAGAAGAGATCACAGAAAACGAACGTATGTGGAAAGAAGAGAACGGTGGCAAGCTAACACCAAGTAATGATGCAGCGGGCGATATGCGCTCAATGGGCATTACACCGGGCGGTATGAGTTCAGACATGGCAGATCAATCAGCAGAAGCTCCTCTAGATATGGCAGCAGCAGCTGAACCGGGCGCAGAGGGCGGCGAACCTCCACTACCAGACAGTGGCGCAACAACACCTCCACCGGCTTGATACAAATTGGCTAAATACAAGATATGAAATTATTAGAGTTTTTCTACTTTAACGACAAGAGCAACAACTATACTATCGATCGTCGCTACGAGTCGAGTAATGACGTGTCTATTTTAGATCAAGAAGATACCCGTAAGATTAGACTTACATTCAAGCAAATTAATATGTTGCGTATGCAAAGCGAAGCACACGAAGCAGAGCAAGAATCCGAACTTGGTTTTATTAGACAGATGTATGGCCAGCCACCCGCAGAACAACAACCCCAATAAACCCGCATTTGTACTAGGAAACGGCATCAGCAGACTTGTAGTTGATATCGCCGAATTGCAGCCGCACGGCACAATTTTTGCCTGCAATGCTGTGTACAGAGAAGCAGAAGTCGATCATTTAGTAGCAGTAGATGTTAAGATGGTCAATGAAATTATTGCTGCTGGATATCATAATACCAATAATGTTTGGACAAATCCAAACAAGGGCGTTCTAGAAACTTCAAATATTAACTTCTTTGACCCACATAAAGGCTGGAGCAGTGGGCCTACAGCACTATGGCTTGCAGCATCAATGGGACATAAAGACATCTATATTCTAGGATTTGACTTTGAAGGAGTTCAAGGCAAGTTTAATAACGTCTACGCAGATACCTTTAATTACAAGAAAAGCTATGAGCCTCCTACATTCTTTGGTAATTGGGTATCTCAAACTGAAAAGATAGTTAGAGATTTTCAAGATGTAAAGTTCCACAGACTGGTCGGAAAAAAGTTTATGACCCCCCCTGCATTTAGTTCTGGACTAAATAATTACAAGAACATTTCATATAACGAGTTATCAGAAAGATTTGCAATAAATCTTAAAAAAGCCTGAAAACGATCAAAAAACTACTATATAACACCGAATTGTAATAATAGTAGTAAATAACTCGACAGCCAAATTAATACCCTAAGGAGACCAACATGGCGGATAAAACCACTATTGAGCAAATGCTCGAGCACCTAGTTAATGGTGAACAAGATAAAGCGGAAGAACTATTCCACGAATACGTTGTTGCGCAGTCACGCGAAATTTACGAAGGACTAATTGAGTCCGAAATGAGCGATGAAGAAGAAGAAGAAGCAAAAAAGAAACAACAAGAAGCAGTTGAAGAAGACTTCGAAGTAGCCGAAGGCGACGACGATGAAGAAGGCGACGATGGCGAAGAGTCAGATTCAACAGATAACCTATTAGGTAATCTAGCAGGTGAAGAAGATAGCGAAGATGAAGAAGGCATGGACGAGCCAGCAACTAAGCAAGACGTAGTTGACGGGTTTGACGAACTAATGTCTAAGTTTGACGAATTAGCAGCAGGTCTAGGCGGCGATCACGAAGAGCCAGACATGGATAACATGGGCGGACCAAGCGACATGGACGCTGACAACACGGGCATGGGCATGAAAGATGCATTCGAACCACAAATGGCTACTGTACGTGAATACGTAGAGAAAGTTGGTGCGGGCCATGGTGCTGAGAAGAAAGGCTCTGCTGAACAAGGTGGCGGCAATACAAAATCAACTATCGACAACATGAAAAATGATATGGGCGGTACTGTTGCTAACACTGCTAGAGGCGGTGAAGGCAACGACAAAGGCACAGCAGGTGGTCTAGCTGGTAACAAAGCTAAAGAAGACAATGCTGGCAATATTAATGTTCCAGGCGGTAAAGCAGGTAATGCTTTCAATACAAAACAGCCAGGACACGGCGCTGAAAAGAAAGGCGCAGGCGAACAAGGTGGAGCGAACACTACAAGTTTGTTCCGCAATAAGTAATCGGAGCCTTTAGGTGAAAAATTTCCTTAGTGAGCATCTGAGTTTTGACCAAGCTGGGCTGGTCCTTGAATCCTCTGACATAGATGGGAAGAAGACTCTGCATTTGAACGGTATCTGCATTCAAGGGGATATCCGTAACGCAAATCAGAGAATTTACCCTGTCTCCGAAATAGGTAGGGCTGTCAAAACCGTCAATGAACAGATTGCAGGTGGTTACTCAGTACTAGGAGAAGTTGATCATCCTGCGGATCTACGCATTAATTTGGATCGAGTCAGCCACATGCTAACAAAGATGTGGATGGATGGTCCAAATGGTTATGGAAAATTAAAGATTCTACCAACTCCTATGGGACAACTTATTTCAACCATGTTGGAGAGTGGAGTCAAACTTGGCGTATCAAGCAGAGGTTCCGGTAATGTTTCCGATGATGGTAGTGGAAAGGTGAGCGAATTTGAAATTATCACAGTTGATATCGTAGCTCAACCTTCCGCCCCGGGAGCTTACCCAACACCAGTTTATGAACACATTATGAATCAAACAGGCGGATATAACGCATTTAAAATAGCACAGGAAGTACAAGGCGATCCAAAGGCACAGAAATACATAGCAGAAAGTCTCAAGAAAATCATCTTGGGACTCAAATAACAGTAGGAGAATCACATGCTAGATTTTGTAAAACAATTATTTGAAAACAATGTGATTTCCGAAGAGATGAAATCGGAAATTGAACAAGCTTGGCAGACGAGAATTCAAGAAAGCCGAGATCAAGTTACAGCAGAACTACGTGAAGAGTTTGCTCAGAAGTATGAGCATGACAAGTCAGCAATGGTTGAAGCAGTTGAGTCAATGTTGCAAGACCGGTTACACGCTGAGCTTTCAGAGCTTGCAGAAGATCGTCAAGGTCTAATCGAAGCAAAAGCACAGTATAAGAGAAAAATGAAAGACGATGCTAAGAAAATGGAAAGCTTTGTTCTCCAAAAATTAGTTTCTGAACTTTCTGAACTTCATGAAGATCGCAGAAGTGTCGCAGCAAACGTTGCCAAGTTAGAATCATTTATCGTGGATGCACTAGCCAAAGAAATAGCAGAATTCCACACCGATAAGAAAGATCTAGCTGAAACCAAAGTTAAATTAGTTCGCGAAAGCAGAGCTAAATTTGAAACAGTTAAGAAGCAATTCGTAACTCAATCAGCAACTTTAGTTAAAGAAGCCGTATCTAAAACGCTACGTGCCGAAATGGGACAACTAAAAGAAGACATTGAACTTGCTCGCAAAAACGACTTCGGTCGTCGTATCTTCGAATCATTTGCTAGCGAATATGCAGCAAGCCACCTAAACGAAAGAAGCGAAACTTCTAAACTATTAAAAGTAGTTAATCAGAAGCAAGTTGAACTCGAAGAGGCAGCTAAGATTGTTGCAGATCATCAAAAAATCGTTGAAAGTAAAGACAGAGAACTTCGCATTGCGAAAGATCTTGCGTCCCGTAAAGACATTATGAGTGAACTTTTAGGACCTCTAACTGGAGACAAGCGTACAGTAATGAACGAGTTGCTAGAATCAGTGGCAACAGATAAACTTCGCGTAGCATACGACAAGTATGTGCCTGCTGTAATGGCCGGTGACGCACCAAAGAAAAAAGCATTAACAGAATCAACAGAAATCACAGGCAATAAACAGGCACATCAAATCAGCAGTGGGGAAAAAACTGCTGAGATATTCACAATCCGCAAGCTTGCGGGACTTAAAGTTTAAGGAGAACTAATATGTCAGAACTACTCGAATCGCGCTGGTCAGAAACCAAAGAGGCTCTATTAGAAGGCCTACAAGGTACAAAGCGCACAGTAATGGCAACTACTCTTGAAAATACCCGTAAGTATTTGTCTGAGAGTGCCACAGCAGGTGCAACTTCCGCTGGAAACGTTGCAACATTAAACCGCGTAATTTTACCGGTTATTCGTCGTGTCATGCCAACCGTTATTGCTAACGAATTGGTAGGTGTTCAGCCAATGACAGGACCAGTTGGTCAAATTCATACTCTACGTGTTCGTTATGCAGATAGCGGAAACGGTGTTGTAGCTGGTGAAGAAGCATTCAGTCCATTCAAGATTGCTGCTGCTTACTCTGGTAACGATACAGATGCTACACCTAAAGCTAACTCAACAGCTAGCCTAGAAGGTCAAGCAGGTAAGCGTATGTCTATTCAAATCTTGAAACAGACAGTCGAAGCTAAGACACGTAAATTGTCAGCTCGCTGGACGTTTGAAGCTGCTCAAGATGCACAAGCCCAACAAGGCATTGACATCGAAGCAGAAATCATGGCTGCTTTAGCACAAGAAATTACTGCTGAAATCGACCAAGAAGTATTGGCTTCGTTGCGTTCGTTAGCTGGTACAGCTACACAAACTTACAACCAAGCTGCTGTATCTGGTACTGCTACATTCGTTGGTGACGAACACGCTGCTCTAGCTGTTCAAATCAATCGTGTTGCAAACTTGATCGCACAACGTACACGTCGTGGTGCAGGTAACTATGCTGTGGTTTCTCCACTAGCATTGACAATCCTACAATCCGCTACAACTTCTGCTTTTGCTCGCACTACAGAAGGTACTTTCGAAGCACCTACAAACACTAAGTTTGTTGGTACATTGAACAGTGCAATGCGTGTTTATGTTGACGGTTATGCTGCTGATAGCACATCCGTACTAGTTGGTTACAAAGGTTCTAGTGAATCTGATGCTCCAGCATTCTATTGCCCATACATTCCATTGATGAGCAGTGGTGTTGTATTGGACCCATCAACATTCGAACCAGTAGTTAGCTTCATGACACGTTATGGTTATGTTGAGTTAACAAACACAGCTAGCTCATTGGGCAATGCTGCTGACTACCTAGGTAAGGTTGACATCACTGACGGTAACGTTAAATTCAGCTAATCAAATCTTTGGTTTAGAAGAAATTCAAAAAGGCCCTTTGGGGCCTTTTTGTTTGACTTAAATATCCCATGAAGGTTGAAACAGAACACGACTTTAAAGAATTAAGGAAACACCTAGATAGTTGGCGTAAAAAATTTCCTATGTTCAAACACGATGTGTATCAAATAGAACACATTGTAGAAAAGCATATTCAAAACTATAGCATTATAATGGTGCAATACAGACAGACTAAAAGTCGAGCATGTATTGAAAAAGCGCAGCACGAGATAGATGAAATTAATCGAGTTTTAGAGCTTGTGGGTAAAATGGAACTCATGGCATTACTTTCCCAAAGATAAATACATTGTCTAAATGAGCGCCGCAGCCTGCGGACTTATGCTGTAACCCACAGCGTAGACCTAAAACGTCAAATTAAGGAGAATCAAATGGGACGTCCATTAAGAACAGATATAAATGGTGTTGATGTACTAAACACCTACGCAGCAGCAAATACCGGTATTAGAATTGAATTCCATGACGGTACAGCACTAAGAACAGACGGTATTCTAATCAAACAACGCGGTGCAAAAACATTCGTAGTTGCAAGAATCGGAACTCCAACAGTACTAACTACCGCAGTTGTAAAAAACGGCGCACCGAGTGCCAATGGCGAAATGAGATTGTTTGGTTACATTGGTGGCAATGGTACATCTGCAACTAACATTGCTAAAATTACCAAACGTGTTGCAACTGACTTCAGTGGCAATCGCTACACATGGGTACTAGCAAACGATTCTTCAAACGACTACATCGTGCTAACAGCAATCTAAACGAGATAAACTATGTCACAAGTTGTTCAAACTAACGGCAATTACACACTTAAGACGGTCCGTGCTGGTGTTATTAGATTAGACACTGGCCCGGGCGTTGGTGAAACAAGAATCACTGGTAACTTAGTAGTTGACGGCGTTACTGTAACTGTTGATGCAGAAAACATCGACATTAAAGATAATGTTATCACGCTAAACTACGGTGAACTTGCCAACGGCGTTAGTCTACAATATTCGGGCATAGAAATAGATCGGGGGTTTAGCGGTGGTATTGCTAACCCTCGAGCTTCTCTAGTTTTTAATGAGCTAACAGATACATTCGAAGTTGCTAAAAAAACAGGGTCAGGTGTTTATAATTTCTTTGACAGTGCTATTAAAACCAGATATGTCAAAACAGACGGGGCGACTGATCGAGGCGACCTTGGATTAATTAATACCGGTATTGGTGTTGTTAAAGTCACAGGCACCACAGATTACCTCAACGAAATATTATTAAGAACTGCTGAGAATTCAGTAACGGCCAGAGATATTTTAGCCAACAAAGCCTACGTTGATTATGCAGTATTGAATAACCCAACATACTTCGTTGAAGATGACGATACTCGCGTAGTTGCAGCAGATACTACAATTCATGGTAATGGCGGCCCAAGTAGAGTATTGGTTCAGATTGATAACAACACAAGAGCAACATTCTATGATGATAGAATGACATTGTTTAATATTGATATCAGTGATAGAAAAATTGCCGCACGAAATACAAACGATAGCATTGCCATTGAAGCCAATGGCACTGGCAAGGTTACAATTAATGCACCATTGCAAATGGAAAATCAAAGTTTTGTTCCAGCAGCAGTGTCGCTTAATACAATCGTATATTCAGGAACACCCGGCACAGGTAAATCGGGAGTGTTTTTTGTAAACACCACCGAGAGTGCAGAATTAACAAACAAAAACAGAGCATTGCTGTGGAGCATACTCTTTTAACGGATAAAAACAAATGATTCAATCTACATTGCTACTCGCTGGTTTCGACCAAACAATTTACACAAGTGCAAATACCAATGCAATTACAACCATGGTATTTTGTAATACTGCGACACCAGATGCTTCGGACGAATCAGTTAGAGCAGTTTCATTACAGGTGCATTTAGTTAAAGCGACTAAAACTAAAAACTTTTCAAATACTATTATTAAAAATCTTGTTATTCCAGCAGGGGAAACATTATTCTTTGATACAGAACGTGTTGTTCTAGACAATGGTGATAGCATGATTGCAACCACCACTGGTGCAAACAGAACAGCTTCGATTACCCTTATCACAACAGCCGCCCAGGCAGTAGTAACAGCAGCAGGTCATTTGTTAGAAGTTGGAAACTATATTAGTATTTCCGGAGTAAGTGGTATAGTAAACAATAGTAATCCTGCATTATCTATTAATGGCGGAACATATCAAGTTACTCAAATTAATAGTGGTAATGAATTTGTTATTAACTTTAACAGCACAGGTTACACGCCATATACATCCGGTGGAATATTTGAGTCCGGGCATCTTGCTGCCACGGTGAGTACATTAACAGTATGAAATTCTTAAAAACTAAAAACATTTCTAAATTTAGTGTAAGCGATAATGCTTACATTCAATATCCATCTGGTAGAATTGTTATTGACTCTACTAATAGTTTAAAGGTTCCTAAAGGCACTACTGCACAACAACCACAGAGTAGTCTAGTAACTGGTGGTATGGTTCGATACAACACCAGTTCTGGCACAGGTGCTAATCCTGCTGCTACTGCGATTGGTCTAGAAATATACCACGACGGTGCATGGAGAACAGTTCGTTTAAAAGGTCCGTCGACTATCACTAAACAAACACTCGGTCCTGGTAATAATTCTGAAACTAAATTTGGTCCAATGACTTTTGTACCAGCTAGTGCTGACAATATTATTGTATTGGTTGAAAACGTTATTCAAATTTCAACTACAAACTTTACATTGGTTACTAATCCAGTTGGCTATGCCACCGGAACATACATTAACTTTCTTTCATCGGTACCAACAGGCAAAGAGATCACAGTTTATTACGGCTTCGATCAGTAATAACTAACAGGAGCGGCAATGGCAGAGTTGGGTAGAATTTCCGGGCAGATGCTAACTGCCAATCTTGAACGATTGGGTGTAGATCTTGCGTTCGAAACTGATCAGCTTTATCTTGATGTTAGTGCTCGCGGTATTGGTATTAATACTGATGCATTTAGTCGTCGACTAGAAGTTAATGGTACTACACAAACTCAATCTCTAATAACTCCTCGCGTTGATGTCAACGGGTTAACCATACAGACCAATCAGATTTCCAGTCTTAGTGGCCCAATTTATATTTCTGCCAGTGGCGGTGCAGCTGGTACTGTGCGATTTGACAGGAACGAGACAGATGGATTATTCTTTGACGGTAATGTAATTGGTAGTAAACTCTTAAACTCAAGCATAGAACTTCGTCCATCTGGTTCTGGGGTTGTTAACATTATCGATAATGCTGAGATTTATGCAAATCTTCGGGTAACTGGCAACATCCAAATCGACGGCGACCTAGGATTTAAAGGACAGTTAATTGTTGGCGATTCTGCATCAGATACTGTTACCATTAATCCTGAGTTCACACAATCATTAACTCCATACACTGATAATACATATAATCTAGGATCTGCTAGTAAGTCCTGGAATGGCATGTTTTTATCTCAAGACACGCAGTTAAACTTTGGTAACATTCGAGCACAGTTTAATACCATAGAAACTACTGTATCTAACTCAAATCTTGAACTCTACGGCAGTGCCACAGGCGGAGTATTAGTTGAGTCTTTAAAATTTAACGATAATGTAATTTCAAATACCAACGGAAGCATAGTATTAATTCCAAATGTAATTTTTGATAAAACAACTGCAATAGTTGCTCCAGTAGGAACTACTGTAAATCGCTCTACATTAACACAGGCTGATTTTAGATACAATACTACAATAGATACATTCGAAGGCTTTACGACTGCTAAAACACAGTTTAACGGAGTAGCAGATTCAGATGGCAATACTCGAGTCATTGCACCTAGACCAAGGTCACTAAACAACGACACATTAAGTTTCTTTGTTAACGGAGCACTCACAGCTACTATTAGCCCAACTGCGGTTTCGACTGATATCTTTGAAGTAAATCAAACGCTGAGATTAGCATCGGTCGGTAACCTCATCACTACTGTGCAAAACAATTTAGATATTAATTTTTTAGTATCCGGCACAGCAAGAACAAACGTTGAAGATATTGCATTTAAAGAAAATACAATATTCGGCACCGCCAATAATATAGAATTTGCTGCTACTGGACAGGGGTATTATGTATTAGCAGGAGATAATGGATTGGTTATTCCTAACGGTCCAACGCTGACTACTATCCCTCCAAATACGCAGCTTGGCGATTTTAGATTCAATACAACATTGGGCGAGTTTGAAGTCTATGACGGTGTAGCTTATGGCCAAATTACAGGCAGCGGGCAAACTGTTACTATTGACCAAATGGAAGAATATGTCGATATTTACAGCCTAATCCTAGGCTAATTCCAAAATCACATAAATAACTTAGTAGAAGTGTTGACCAAATGCTTCTACAATCAAACTGTGGTAAACCCGCAACGTAAGGTGGTTAACCGTGAAACACGGGGTATTGAGGAGAGCACATGGCTGTTGGTCGTATTTCTGGGCCGCTCTTAAAAGCAAACCTGCTACGTAGCGGCACGGATCTGGCTTTTGAGACCGACTTACTATTCCTGAAGGTAGCTTCGCCTACCAACACTACTCCACGAGTGGGCATCAACACGAATAATCCTCAATACGATCTAGATGTCATTGGTACAACCCGAACAACAAATTTAGAAGTTACAAACCAAGCTAACATTGCAGGTGTTACTTTTAACGGCAATAATATTAGTTCAGATACAAACGTTCTATCGTTTTATCCAGGTGCTAATGACTTTACTGTTTATCAATCTAAAATACAGATTGATGACATTCAAATTCAACAAAATAAAATATCAACCACTGTTTCTAACGCAAATTTAGAACTAAGAGCCAACGGTGCCGGCACAGTTGACATTTATTCAAACACAGTTATCAATGGCAATCTGCACACCACTGGCAGTATTAATGCAGATGGCAATATTACCATTGGTGGCAATATCACTATTGGCGACGAAACCACTGATTCTATTGTTATCAACGCTGGTATTAAAAGCGACTTATTACCCGAAGTAACAAATACATACAATTTGGGTTCGTCAACACTGCGTTGGAAAGATTTATTTGTTGCTAAATTAAATCTTGCAGACATTGAAATCTTTGACAACGTTATTCGAAGCATTAGCAGTAATGCTAACCTAGAATTAAGAGCCAGCGGCACTGGTGCAATTAGATTAGAGCGCATTGACATCAACGAAAATGTTATTTCTACTTGGAATAACAACGAAGATTTAATTGTAAGACCTAGCGGCACTGGTGTTGTGCGATTTGATACCACCCAAGCAATTACATTACCAAAAGGTACAACTTCACAACGTCCAACTGGTTCGACAGGTATGATGAGATTTAACACTGAGTTAAATCGTTACGAAGGTTTTGATGGTACTAATTGGTTTAATCTAGCAGGCGTAGAAGATATTGACGGTAATACAAAAATTACAGCAGAATTAACACCTGGTGCGAACGATAATACTATTAGATTTTATGCGGGCGGATCAGTAGTTGCCGATATTAATACATCAAGATTTAATATTGCTAACAAATTAAGAGTTGGTAGCATTGAATTAGAAAATAATACAATTCAGTCAACAGTTACCAACACTGATCTAAGTATTCAAGCCAACGGATCCGGTAGAGTCCTTGTTGAAAATTTTGCATTTCGTGACAACACAATTACAAATACTGCAAATAATGCAGTAGTTACATTTCAACCATCTGGCAACGGATATTTTAAAATTGCCGGTTCGAATGGATTTGTATTGCCATTTGGATCTAGCACCGGTAGACCAACTGCGTATGCAGTGGTTGGTATGACACGATACAATACTGATACAGGAGCCATTGAAGTATGGAATGGAGCAGCCTGGGCTAACCCGTCCGGCCTGCAAGGTGCTGTAAATGAAATTACTGCAATTGATATTGCAATTGAAAAAGTTCTACAACTAGGATAAGATATGGCAACCTTTTTTAGAAATATAGTTATACCACAAGTCGGAATTACACCGACACAGATAATTCAAACTGGTCCTGGTAACAGAGCAACGATCATTGGTTTTAGTTTGGCTAATCTGTTAGAAGAAGCAATTCAAATTAGTATTTTGTTAACTGACTCAGCTAGTACCACAGGGTATTATTTAAAAGACATTATTATTCCGCCATTCCAGACTCTTAGAGCAGTTAACGGTGGCGAGAAATTGATTATGACAACAGAAAATGAATTAAAAGTAGTAAGCAGCAAACCAGATTCGGTAGATGTACTAGTAAGTTTCGTGGAGATTACATAATATGAGTCAAACCAATTACGTCGGAGCTCCGGACCTTAGCTCATTATTGGGCGAAGGCAATATTAGATATTTCTACGCATTAAGACGAGACGACGAAGGCTTTGTATATCTTACAAAAGTTGATCAGGTACTCGGCGATGATGTTGTTCAAGTTAACAAAGCTGGTGACGCAGCCGACGACTTTGATAACTTTGAATTTGGAATTGACTTTTTTGATGGTATTTTGGACGACAAAAGTCGCCCATTTGCAAACTTGACATTTGATCAATATAAATGGGACGAACGAAACATCTATTATTATATCAATGACGAAGGCGAACTAGTAGCTAGGATCAACAAGAAGTATGAGTATCCAGCAGATCAGATAGTGTAATAAATATAAGAATAGAGAAATAATTATAAGGAATAGCAACTATGGCAGAGTTTAAATTAGGTAGATTGCGCTTTGTTTGGAAAAACATTTGGGCGATTTCTACCGCATACGTTAAAGATGACGTTATTAGATATGGTGGTAAAGTTTATGTTTGTTCGATAAGTCATACATCGAGCGCAACCGCTAATGGTGGATTTTATACTGACCTAACAGCCGCAAAATGGCAGTTAATGACCGACGGTATTCAATGGGCACAGGCGTGGAATGTTAGCACATACTACAAAGTAGCTGACGTTGTTCGCTGGGGTGGACGTTCATATATTTGTAATACAGGTCACGTGTCAAACGCATCTGCTACCAGCGAAGCAGGCGGTCTAGAAGCCGATATTGCAAAATGGGATCTGTTAAACGATGGTATTGCATTTGCCGGAAGTTGGTCTAGTGCTGTACGTTACAAATTAAATGATGTTGTCAGCTACGGTGGACAACTTTATATCTGCCAATTATTTCACTTATCTATTGGTTCTTTTGAACCTGCTAACTGGACATTATTTGCATCTGGTCTTCAATTTGAAGGTGCCTACAGCGGCGCAACTGCATATCAACCAGGTGACGTGGTAACCTACGGTTCAAACTCTTACGTTGCTATTCAAACCACAACTGGTAATTTACCAACTGACACAAACAATTGGACTGCTATTACCAGCGGTGTACAATTCCGTGGTGCATACGCAGGTGGTACTGCTTATAGAAAAGGCGACATCGTTAGCTTTGGTGGTTACAGCTACGTAGCTAAACAAGACTCAACCGGTAATGCTCCAAGTAATGCAACATTCTGGGATGTATTAAACGGCGGTATCAAATACAGCGCCACAGCATATGCTGGTGGAACAACCTACAACATCGGTGATGCAATTACCTATGGTGGGTATACTTACCTTGCCAAGCAGACAACAACTGGCAACAGCCCAACTAATGCAACATACTGGGACGTTCTTAATAAAGGCTATACCTTTATTGGAACATATAATTCAGCAAACACATACAAGCCAGGCGAATTAGTAGCCTACGGTGGCAATTACTACGCTGCTAAAACTGATGTACTTGCTACACAAACTCCAGCTAATGCCACATACTGGGATACATTTAGTGTTGGATTCAAATATGAAGGTGTGTGGGCTTCACGCACAGCACCTAACAGCTATAAGAAAGGCGATGTTGTTAAACATGGTGGTCACTTATACCTCAACGTATTAGAGTCAAACACAGAACTTCCAACCAATGCAACATACTTTTCAAAGCTAGTTGATGGATTTTCTTTTGTTGGAGCATATGCTAATGCAACAGCATACAAACCAGGTGAAGTTGTAAGATACGGTGGTCGTTCATATCTATGTATTCTAGCACATACTTCAAACACAGCCACAAATATTGAACCACCAAATGCCACATATTGGGAACTATTAGTTGCCGGTATGAAATGGCAAGGTACATGGAGTATCTCTACAGAGTATGAAATTGATGATGTTGTATCCTTTGCATCTAGCTCATGGATTTCTGTTGTCAGCGACAACGTTGGTAATCAACCAGATTCAAGTCCAGGTAGCTGGGACTTAGTTGCACAAACAGGTGACCTAGGTCCAGTATTAACTACCACAGGCGATACATATTTTAGAAACTCAAGCGGTGCAGTTGCAAGATTACCAATTGGCACTAATGGTCAACAATTAGTTGTTTCCGCAGCAGGTATTCCCGGCTACGAAAATAATAATCAAACAGCTAACGTATTCTATGTTACTCCAGAAGGTAGTAACAGCAACAACGGTCGTACAATGAATCGTGCATTTGCCACGATTAGATATGCATGTTCACAGGTTAGTTCGGGTGCAACAATTTATGTTAAGTCCGGAACATACGCAGAATTATTACCGATCGTTGTTCCAGTAAACGTAAGTATTGTTGGCGACGGTCTTCGTACAACCAGCATCGGTCCAGCAGCAGGTACAAGTGCAGACGGCAGTACATTAAACAATAGAACAACCATGTTCTTGATGAGTGACGGCTCACAGGTTTCTAGAATAAACGTAACTGGTATGACTGGATTTGTCAAGAGTGTAGGTAGTCCTACTAACATCGAACTTGCCACTAGAGGTGGTGTGTTCTTTGGATTTAATGACGCTAGCCCAGTTGTTAACAAGAGTCCATACATTCAAGACGTGACAACATTTAGTACCGGTGGTGTGGGCGCACTCATTGACGGTGGCGTTCATGCTAGTGGTAACAGATCAATGATCTTAAACAACTTTACATGTATCAATGACAATGGAGTTGGAGTTTGGGTAAGACATGCCGGCAAAGCAGAATTAGTTTCTTGCTTTACCTACTATTGCGTATTTGGTTTTGCAGCCAGCGATGGCGGACAGATTCGTTCATTGAACGGTAACAACAGTTACGGTACATACGGATCATCTAGTCAAGGATTCGACACCGGCGAAACTCCACCAAACGGAACATTATATGGTAGCGATTTAGTTTGGACATTGGGTTCATTAAGTGGCGGTTCGTTTAGTCCAGGTAATACAATTACAAGTTCGGGTGGCGCAACAGGTACAGTATTGAGTGTGCAAGACAGCACTGAACGAATAATTTATAAACTTGTATCTGGCACTTTTGTTGCAGGTCAAACTATTAGCAATGGTTCAGGAGTTACTGCAACGATTGCTACCAGCGGTGTAACTGGACAGAAAGGGTTTGTATTAGCAGTCAGTGGATTCGTAGCTGAACCAATTCCGGGCGGCAGCGTTTCAATTACTGGAGATTCAACTCCATATATTATTCAAGCAGTAAGTGAATATACATCCGGTCCAGCTGGATTTAAACCAGCAGGCTTTGCATTATTGGTATTAACTACTGAAAAACTAACAGCCAGTGCTGACGGTACAGCAACTATTATTAGATACAGATATAGTAAATTGCGTTTAACTGGACACGATTTCTTAAATATTGGTACTGGTGGTATTAGTACTACAAATTATCCAGGTACTCCTACACAGGCAGCATCACAGGCAAATGAAGTAATTGAACTATTCCCAGGTCGTGTTTATTATGTAACCACTGACCAAGACGGTAATTTTAGAGTTGGTGAATATTTCAAGGTTGATCAAGCAACTGGTCGAGCAACACTGAACGCTAGTGCGTTTGACTTGAGCGGTTTGACATCATTAAGACTGGGTTCAATCGGTGCTCAAATTGGAGAACTAATTAACGAATTTAGTTCAGACGGAACACTAAGCGGCAACTCAAACGCTGCTGTGCCAACTGAACAAGCAACAAAGACATATGTGGATAGCAACATTAATCAAACACAAATTAGTGGAATTGCGTTCTCCATTGCGTTGGGATCATAAATATAACAAAGGATAGAAATACATGGCTAAGTCACTAATATTTAATTACACATTTTCTCCATCAACAGATTCAATTGCTGTCGACGGAAATGTGTCACAAAAGAGAGTATTGTTAGTTACTAATTTAACTGACAACATTATTTTATATAACTTTGCAGATACTTCGAAAAAGATTATCAGCAGAAGTTACAATGCGTCAACTGATGAAACTACATTCGTATTCCAATACGACTGTTCTGCAATGTCTGCTACGGACACCTTGCAGATTTTTATTGAGCAAGATGCAACAAAGTTTGAACCGTCGGATACTTATCAAGATCCGGTGTCTAAATTCCGTGTATCTCAGCCTAATACGCTGATCGACACTGACTTTGAATACGGTCTACAAGCAACTAAATGGGAAACAGTCGAGCGTCTAAACGACGTCCCAGCATTTCACAGCATTGCCAACGATACCCCATTAACTGGTATTGTATCTATTACCACAGTTGGTACTAAGATTGTTACAGTGACCACTTCCACATCACACGGATTTGTAACAGGTACTCCGATTGATGTTCGCGGAGTTGATAGTGCATCGGCAGAAGGCACATTTATTGTTAAACGTACAACTGATACAGCATTTAGCTATGAAGCCAAAGCCGTTCAAGGTGGTAACACAACAACTCCAGTTAATCTGTTAAGTCCATACACCACTATCACCGGTGGACGTTTTTATGTTGGTGCTCAGGTATTATTAGATAACACTGCGGCAAACACCGACGGTCCTATTACAACCAATGCAGGAGCTCCTGCACAGTTAACTGTAAGAACTGAACAACAACACGGTTTTGCTAATAACAGTCAATTTTATCTTGTAAACACTTTATCAAATACTTTCTTAAACTTTAATCCAGTTACTATTAGTAACTCCAGCGGTGAAGTTGACGATCGTCAAACATTGGCCGGCACAGGTGCTGTGTTTACAGCCACTATTGCTACAACTAACTTGACAATTTCTGCAATGACATCCGGTGTTGTATCGGTTGGTATGCTAGTTAGAGGTGCAGGCGTAACTGAAGGTACAATTATTACTGGTTTTACATCCGGTACATTTGGTGGTGCTGGTGTTTACACATTAAGTAAAACTAGTACTGTTGGCTCAGGTGTAACAATGACAGGTACTAATTACAGTACTGGTTATTTCCTACCAAGCGAACCGTTCCACGTAGGTACTGTTAGACGTGAAATTACACAAGCCGGTATTAACATTTCCACACACGTTATTACTGTACCAGCACACGGACTAGCGTTAGGTGACAGAATTGCATACGTAGGTACAAGTTCCGGCGGATCTGCTCCGCAGGTCAACGCCAACGTAAGTGCTAACTTTGCATTCGGTGCAGGTCCTTTGCCATCATATAGTACAACAAATGGTAGATTCTTGTATGTTGGTAACATTACCACTGATACATTTAAGTTGTTCTCAAGTCCAAAAGATGCATATGCTACAACTAACCCAATGCAGTTTAACGGTATTGGCTCTGGAACACATACATTTGTGTTCTACAAGCGCGGTGTTGATTTTATCACTGGTATTTCAAGCATTGCCAGCACCAGTGGAAGTCCAGACTATACAGTATCATTAAGCGGTAACAATACAAATATTAGTTTGAACATTTGGCCCAAGCAACAAATTACAATCAGTGGATCAGATGTTAGTAGCTTAAACGGTGTGTACATTGTTTCTTCTACAAGCTATTCACCAACTGGTACTAGCTTTGTAATGACTGGCCCAACTGACACCAGCGGTATTAACGTTAACGCCGGCAGTACACAAACCTATAGTATTGTAAACTCTGGCGGCAACGGGTCAACAACGTTTAATCGTTGGGATTATATTACCACTATTGGTATCAGAGCACAGTTACATAACGACCCTGCAGTCAATGCAACTCGTGTTGCATACCATGACTGGAAGGCCAAGACTACTAAGTTCTTTGGATTACAAGATGTGCCAACCGGTAGTGACAGAATCTACATTAAAAATCACGGATTAGTAACAGGTGAGCCAGTGGTATTTGGCTTTAACGGTCAAGCGTGGTCTGGCGGTACAAACCCTCCAGTTGCCAATGCTATCTATTTCGTAAGCAGAATCAATGCAGACGAAATTGAATTGTATACCAACGAAACTGCAACAGGTTCTGGTCCATACAGTCCTGCGATAGCTAACTTGAAGATTAACTTTAGTGCAGTTACAACCCTAGCAGGCGGATTGTTTTCACTACACCCAGGTATGACCGTTGCTACCTTTACATCTCAGACAGTTGGAGCAACTGGTCAAGCACGTGACAGAGTTATTTGCTTATTCCAAAACGTCCCAGCCTGGGTGCGTGAAGGTCAAGCAATCATCCTAAGAGCAGGTTCGGGTTCAACACTGCCAACTCCAGTGGTTAACACTCCAGATACATTTACTTCATACCAGAAGTATTATATCCGTAATGTGTTTAATCAAAACTCAACCACTGAATTCTCTCTAAGTATTACGCCAACTGGTCCTTTATTAGACTTTACTGGTGCTACTACTGCAGGTTCGGCAGGTACAACTACTGCAGGTGGTGGTAGATTCTTTGTTACAGCCATCGATGAGAATCTATATTCAAACAGTTTCTACTTAGAAAATCATGGCGGATTTGCCACAAACAGACGTGTTGGCGGAACGGTTATTACTGGCCTAACAACTGCGTATACTGGTCAGGGCGTGTATCCACAAACTCCAGACTATCCAGGTCCATTGTTTGACAAAATTACAGATGCAACTGGCCAAAACTGGCCACGTGTTAGAACATACCTATCGCAACAATCGGCAGCTCAGTTGATTCAGGGTCTGACATTGAACGCACAGTATTATATGGTGCCAATTGATAACAACACTTTCAAATTACAGGCATACAGCACATCAGTTTTACCGTCCGGTAACCCAACTGTGCAAATCACTGGTATTGTTCCGGGTGCAGCCGCAGGCGAAGTTGCATTCTCAAGCCCATTTGTGCAAAATCAATATGCCAACAGAATCGTTGTAGCTACCCAAAATCAGCTTTTCACCGAAAATGCTGTGGTACGTTACGAAAATAGAGGCGGTGTTGATATTGGCTCTGGTACTGTTGGTTTCCCAGGTTTAGTCAATAACAAGAGTTATATTGTTAGAAACGTAGTAAACGATATTGCATGGTCCGTTAGTGGATTACTATCGGCTGCTACATCAACTGCTACTTCATTGACCATTACCACAGCAGTTGGTCTAAATATCGGCGATACTATTAAAGTTGGCAACGAGTACATTTATATTAGCAACATTGTCAGTCAAACACTAACAGTGATTAGAGGTTTTAGAGGAACTACAGCCGGTGACATACAAGAAGCAACCGCAGTTGAAAAATTATACGGTAGCTTCCAGTTGTTTGATACCACACAGGGCGCACAACGTACATTCTCGACTGGTGCAGCTGATGCAACCAACGATTTCTTTACGTTAGTTAATCATAATCTAAGAACCGGTGATACAGTTGCAATTTCTAGCACCGCAGCTGGTACAATTGCTGCCTTCGGTGGTGTGGCAATTTCATTAGTTGGTGCCTCAGTTTACTATGCGTTGGTGTATAACAACAACGAATTTGCCTTGGCATTTACACCTGCACTAGCATATGCACAATATCCATTGGATATTACAGCAGCAGGTACAGCATGGACATTTGTTCACTACTACAGTTCGATTCCGTTACAGGGCCTAGCATCTAGCACAGTAGGTAATCACACACTAGAGGACGTTTCTTCAACAGGCACACTGGACGGCGGGTATCAAGTTGTATCTACTACAGCTACTACCTTTAATCTAGCAACAAATACTACAGTTCCTGTAAGAGAGTTTAAATTTGAACCCGCTGATTATCTAAACATGTTAACTGGCGAATTTATAATTCCTAATCATGGTTATATCACTGGTGGCAAAGTAACATACAGCAAAGGTGCATTGGTATATGCAATCGGTGAAGGCCTTGCTGCTGATGTTCCACCTAGCGGATACAATGCTCTTACAAACAACGCCGCATACTATACTATTAGAACTGGTATTGATTCCTTCCAGTTAGCTACTACCAAAGCTAACGCATTGGCAAATATTCCAATTCGTAGATATGCCACATTAGGCAGTACTGGTGCTCATACATTTACTAGTTCATTGGTATATGGAGAAAGTCTAGCACAAGGTCTAGCAACAATTGTTGCACGTGACGTTGTTGTCAACGGTTCTTTAAACACTGTTGTTTCAGCAGCTTCGGATAGAATTATTTCTACTGCACACGGTCTAATTACTGGTGACCGCGTAACATATCGCGTATGGGCCGGTGGTCGTGTAATTAACGGTCTAGTTGACGGGCGTCAATACTTTGTTAACAACTCCGTAAACACAGGCCCTCGTGGCGGTGCACAAACCGGCCAATCAGCCAACCAATTCTCCTTGCATAACAGCTGGGTTGGTTCATATACCAACTCTGACCTAGTTGACATGTCCGGAGTAGGTTCAGGCACTGTTCACCAATTTAAAGTATCGAACCCAACATTAGTTGGTACGTTCTTCAAAGGCGAATGGAATGCAGCAGATACATATGTCTACGGTGACATGGTTATCTATAACGGTATGTATTGGATGAGTTTAGTTAATGCTAACGTTAACTTTGTTCCGGTGGCACTAACAACTGGACTCGATAACCTAGCTTGGATGCGAGCTCCAACACTGCAAAACTACAGTACTAGATTCCTAGTCAGCTATAGAGGTGGTGATAACATTAAGTTAAGCAATCAGCTTATTCGCAGAACACTGATCATTGACGGTTCAAGTGCATCTCGTGTTATTACAGTAGATAACCGTATTAACTTTGCCACAGCACACAACCTAAAAACAGGTGATGCAGTTCGTTATAACATTAGTGCTCCGGGTGGTAGTCATCAAGGTGCGACACCAGCAACTGGTGCTTATTCCAACTTTGTTGGAACCACTGGGGTTCCTCAGACACCTATTGGTGGTCTAGTAGCCAACAGAACTTACTATGTTAACGTACAAGGTTCTACAGATATTACTCTGCATGACACACTAGCAGGCGCTATCGAAGGCGGTTCTGGTGATACAGGTAACTTTGTAACTGCTGTTAACTTGACCGCAGTTGGTACTGGTACTATACATAGATTTGACTTGATAGAAAATGTTACCTACACAATGAACATCTTGTCGGTGACCAATGACAGAGAAATGATCGTCAGTGATCCATATCCAGCTAAGTCAATTCAATTCAACCCACAAGGTAGTTTTACAACAGTAGCCAACCTGATAACAGACACTGTAGATATTCCAGAAAACGAAATTTACATTGCGAATCACGGTCTAGATACCTGCGTTAAGGTATACTACTCAGTGGGTCCAGTTGGTTCTGGTACTGCTATGGGCGGTTTAGTTGACGGTACTGCATACTATGTTATCAAGTCCGACGAAGACAGTTTTGCACTAGCAACAACAGTTACCAACGCATTGTTAAACATTAGAATTGATATCACCTCAACTGGTACTGGTTTCCAACACTACTTTATCGCAGCAACAGCGGCCGGTTCAAGTCAGCTACGCTATGATAACGCCGGAGCATTTACGACTACTGCTCCAAGTGGTACATTGTACTACACCGGTCAAATTGGTGCTAACATCCGTGACGGTGTATTAACAGCATTGCCAATTATCCAAGAAACACAGGTATATGTTCGTCCAGATTGTATCAACGTTCACAGACCGTTTGACGGCGGTGTTGAAATTAACGCTTCGACTAGTCCGGGAGTTTCGATTACTAGACAGACTCGTAAGTATTTCCGTTATCAATCTGGTAAAGGTCTACAATACTCAACCGGTATTAACTTTAGCCCAAGTATTGACGTTGCTAGAATCACACACGATGGCACAACTTATGCCACAGTTAAGACACGTAGACCACATAGATTAACTGTAAACAGCAAGATTATGATTGAGAATGTAGAAGCCAAAGACGAGTACACAGCAGTCAAATGTGAGCGTGACTTAGCTTACTTCATTGATGGTGTGCGTTATGACATTACATTGGGAACTAACTACAATGCAGTGTTCTTGGGTCTAGCAGAAGTTAATACTCTAGATTTTAGTGCTACTGTTGTGACAGCAATCAATAATACAAAAACATTGGTTGCAGCATTACCAAACGTTGCAGCAAGTGCAACAGCTACTAGCCGTTCAAATGCTTTCTTTACAGAAGTGTTAGACATTGCTACTAACGGTCGTGCTAATGCAGATGCGGTAACATTCACAAATCCAGGCACAGCAACAGCAAGTCAAATTGCTGCCAAAGACAGAATTGCAGCCAACAAGGCGTTTATTGCAGCTGAAATTAATGCTTGGATTGCAGGCACATACCCAACTGCAACCCACGATGTTGCTAAATGTACTCGTGACGTAGGTTATGCATTAAATGCACTAGCATACGACATATTGTATGGCGGCAATAGTGCAACAGTCAACAGGCAGCATTCTTCTTCTACTTTGATAGTTCTGGTGTATCCGGCATTTATACCCAGGATAAGACACAAACTGTTGCAGCCTATAACAGATTGCAGGCAATTATCAGTCAAGTTGTTCAGAACCAAGCTATTACTGGCGGCTTTGGAAATCCAAGTGGAAAGTCAACAGGCAATGCATTGACACAAGACACAACCGGCACAGCAGCAAGTGCAGGAGATGGCAGCATATTACAGACACTGGTACAGATTACAGAAGATGTAATTAATTCAGACAGCCAGTTAATTGCAATCAGCGGATTACCGGCCATTGTTTATCCAAACGTAGCATGGGCACTTGATGAGTTAGAAACTGCAAAAACTGCTATCGAAGCAGCGAAAGACTCAATTATCGCCAACGTTGTACGCGGTGCACCATACTCACAGCCAGCAGGAGGCGGCGAGTACTTTGTTATAAACAACATCATCGATGACTTTACTTTCCGTTATGCAACGAACGGTGTGCCAATTAATCTAGCACCAAGTGGATTCCCTAGCTTGTTTGTACATAGCTGGACTGATGCTGTGGTACGTGCTGGTGTATTTGATGATCAAAACGGTATTTTCTATGAATATGACGGCAAGCATCTAAATGCTGTTCGTAGAAGTTCAACAGCACAATTGGGCGGAACAGCGTCATCAACAAGCGGTTCTAGAAAGCTAACTGGTACAGATACTAACTGGACTAAGCAGCTACGTGCAGGTGATAGAATTGTTGTTCGCGGTCAACCACTAAAAGTTGTAGCGGTAATCAGCGACACAGAAATACACTTCCAGCCAACATATAGAGGTTCGTCAAGAAGTGGTATCGTTATTACTAAGACGTTGGATCTAAAAATTCCAAGTTATAGATGGAACAAGGATACCTGCGACGGCAACGGACCAACTGGCTTTAACCTAAACATTCACAGAATGCAGATGGCCTATGTTGATTATAGCTGGTACGGTGCAGGTAAAGTACGCTATGGTTTCAAGGGACCTGACGGTAAGGTATTCTATGCACATGAGTTAATTCATAACAACGTTGAAATCGAAGCCTACATGCGTTCTGGTAACTTGCCAGCTCGCTATCAGATCGAAAACGGCGCGGCCCCAACATTTGCTCCAAGCTTGTACCACTGGGGTGCTTCGATGATCATGGACGGCGGATTTGAAGACGACAAGGCATATTTGTTCACTGTTGCTTCTGGTTCTGCTGGTAACGACACTGTTACAATTAACCAGGCATTAGCTGGAAGTCCAGTTCCAATCTTAAGCCTACGTTTAGCTCCTTCCGTAGATAGCGGCCTAGTTGGCGCATTGGGCGATCGTGACATTATCAACCGTATGCAGATTGCACTTGACTCTGTTGGTGTTGTGGTTTCTAACGCAACTTCTAGACCAGCTTCGTTTAGACTTGTACTAAACGGTGCTCTAGCACAACAAGCATACTTTGCTAACTATGGTAGTCCATCGTTGACACAGATTATCAAGCACACCGGTGCAGCCAATGACACAGTTGTTGGCGGTACAACACTGTTTGAATTCCGTGCGCTAGCAACAGTTACAGGTAACGTGACAGCGCAAGATTTGTCACAGTTGGTCGAAATTGGTAACAGTTTACTTGGTGGTGATTATGTATTCCCGAACGGGCCAGACGTAATTACACTAGTTTGTGTGCCAAGAGATACTACAGCAGCGACAGCAGTAACTGCTCGATTTACCTGGAAAGAATCACAGGCTTAATGGTAAGATTAAAAAGCCCCACAGAAATGTGGGGTTTTTTTTATTTTCTTGTTCGATAAATAATACGACAAGGTAAAAACTCATTATGGCACAACGGGAAGTAATAACATCACGACTTAGAATTTTGCCGGTTGGTTTAAAAGACCTCCGACAGGGATTCCGCGGCGAAATCACCTACGATTACGAGAAGGACACTCTCAGACTATATAACGGTGAAGATCGCGGAGGATTTGAACTTCTAAGAGCAGATCTATCAAACATTGGTGGCGGTTCCACATCGCTGACCCTAGGTACAATTACTGCACTTACTGCGTTTCAAGGTAAATTAATTACCAATCAAACGCAGGGCATTGATTTCAATAATCTTGCAGGCCTAGCTACCCGATTGTCTGTAGATGCAACTAATTTTAAAATTCAGTCAACTGCAAATGTGCAGAGTATTCGCATTGAAAATTCCACAGGCCTAGGCAAGCTTGAAATAACACAATCAGGTAATATCGATATTCAAGCCACTGATAAAGTTACCATTGAAGGTATTAGTTTCAAAGGCACTGAAATCGACACCACCGACTCGACCACGCTAAATATTGTTCCAGTAGCTAATTTTAGATCAAATATTACTTTTGCAGGAACGTTACTGCCTGCAATAACCAATACTGTATCTTTAGGATCTAGTTCAAAGAAATTTACCAAAGCGTGGATTGGCACAGGCGGTATTGACATTGACTCAGCACAGCTTTTAAAAGCTGCAAGTGGAAAGATTTTTTCATCAACAGGTTTTGAAACTGCAATTGGATTTGATGTAAGTGGTGGTATTAACATTAGAGAAACAACGTACAATGGAACAACAGTTACAGGTAACACTTTCTTATCAACATCATCGGCTGCTACTAGCGGCGGAGCCGGTCAGTTGATTATTCAAACCTCTAATCCACTATCAGTTGACAGACGATATGCGTTAGTTCCAGCGGTAAACAATCAATATACTTCAGGTAGCCCGTCGTTTAGATGGAAGGCTACATATACCACAGAAGTAAAATACAATGACGGTACTACACAAACAACAGCACCTGAAACAAATCCTTTAGTTTCAACTAAGGTATACACAAACAGAAGAGCAACTGCATTGGCAATTGCATTAGGTGGATAACGGAATAATAAAATGGCAAAACAACTACTAAAAAAATATAGCTTTAAACCCGGAGTTTCATATCTAGGTAATTTAAAGCCTAATGCTTACGAGTTAATCCTCGCAAATAAAACATATCTTAAAAAAGAAGTAACTGCATTTTTAAATGCTCAAGTTTTAGCCGGCGCAAACGGATTTGTAGGGTACACATTCAGTGATGTAAAATGTGAAAGAGATACTAATTATGTTCTTGATGCATATTTGTTTGATCTACGATACGGCGGCAATGAAGAGACTCGTCGTGTAGCAAGCAAGTACTGGGATGGTGATGTTCCTCAAATCGACGGCGATCGAATTGCAGAAGTTGTAGGACATACTTTTTTACGTAATCTAATCAACAATTATATCTTAACTAACACAGCAGCACCTTCTTATCAAGCTGTTGTTCCGCAGGTAATCGATTTAACTAAAACAAGAGAAACAGATGCAGTGTCCCGAATTACTGCACTTTCTGGAATTCTTATTCAGGTTATCCAGTCCGGCACATCAGTTTTGCCAGCAGAAGTAACAGGCGTTAGTCGTATTAAGATTCCAAAGAGATACGAGCAGGCAAATGTTTTATTAATTACCAATACAACTAAAAATGAAATTATCTACGATTTTAGTGATCCAGCAGCCGGCGCAACTATTGCATTCTTCCGCGAAACAACCGCCGAGTTTCCAAGACTATTAGAGTGGGCGCAGGGTTATACTGTATTAACATTGTATTACGATACACGCACCATGTTAGCCACAGACGATATTCAAATCTTTGTGGACGAAGAATATCAAATCACTAGACCTTATAAATTTGGCACAGATGCCATGGAACGTATGAGAGTTGGCATACCACAGGCCATGCTTGATGCTGACTTTGAATATGGCCTACAACCAACTAAGTGGCAGGCTATTGCAACATCTAGGGGATATCCGTCGACCTACGAAATCCCAGGCAGTGATTTAATTGTTAGTCTTTGCGTCACTGACGCATCGACTGGTACAGCAGGTGTCGGTCCTAGTTTGATTACAGTAACCACAGTGTCTCCGCACTTTTTATCAGCAGGTACTCCGATTAGCATCAAGGCGTTGGCTAGCTCAGTATCGGGATTTAGCCGAGCAGAAGGAACATTCTTGGTTAATTCCGTTCCTTCTGAAAACACATTTACATATTATGCAAAGTCTAGAGTAGGAACCATTAGCGGTTCACCGATTGCTACATCATATACTCAATTACGTTTGGCAGGATTTTACACTGGTGCTGCCCTAGGAAGTCCAACATTTTCAGTTGCAAGTCAAGGGTCGGCTGGTACAATCACAGCACTACTATCGAGCCCAACGGGTACAACTACTGTTGCATTTAGTGGAACCGCACCATTAGTAAGTAACCCAATTGCAACTGTTACTGCAAGATTTACAGGTAACTGTACAACTAGTACTGTATTAACCGTTACTGCAATTGCCACAGGGGTGATTGTCAATGATCTAACTTTATCTGGCACCGGTGTTGCTAACGGTACAAAAATTACAAGTCAGTTAACTAGTACGGAAATTGGAAATACGCTAGGTGGTCGTGGAACTTATCAAATGAGCGGTTCTGCTCAGACTATTGCAAGTACTACTATTAGCGGTTCTTCGATTAACTTAGGCACACAGATTGCCAGCGTTACAGGCCCTGGTGGTACTATTGCTACTGTATATGCAAGCGTTAATGTGGAAATTGGTGCAACGGAAATCCCAGTAGTAAATGCAACTGGAGTTGTACCTGGAGCAGTCATTGATAACGGCAGCGGAGCACCTATGGAAGTTAGCTCAGTTGTCGGTAATACAATTTACTTTCTAAGTCCACGCACAACAAGACTCATTGGCGATGGCGGAATATACAATAATGTCGTTGGTACAAACGTTGTCCAAACGATCGATGACACTGCGGTGTTTAGTTTTACCAGCGGCGGTGGTTCGTACAGTTTGTTATCAATCGATCAAACTGGTCAAGGATATAATATTAATGATACCATAGTTATTCCCGGATCGGATGTTACCTACTACACAACTACTGTACTATTAGTACATTTTGATCAAAATCCAACTGGACCATACGCTCTTAGTGGTTTCTTAGATATTGCCAACGGAATCCAACCCACTATAACCGGTGCAGGAACAGATGCCTTACTGAGTGAAAACATCAAAAGATTTGGACGCTCAAGTTTATTCTTAAATAATCCAACTACACTTGCAGCAACAGCCACTGGATATCTCGATTATGCTATTAACAATAATTTTTTGTTTGTCTCCGGCGATTTTGAAATTGAAGCTCAGTTTTATCCAACAACACTAGGCACTGCAACATCTAAAACACTATTTGATTTTAGAGAGCAATCACCAGATGCAGCTATTACATTACGAATTAATTCGAGCAATAACCTAGTAATTACCATTGACGGTGTTGAAGTCATTGTCGGCGATACTGTGTTAACTACTAATCAATGGTATCATATTGCTATTTCTAGAACCACTAATACACTAAGATTGTTTGTCAACGGTAGTCAAGAAGGCGCAAATTATACTGACAACGTATCTTATCAGGCGCATACTAAAGTGCGTCTTGGTGCAGATTTTACAGGTGCTAGAGGCTTTGCCGGATATATTGACGAGTTTAGAATTAGAACAGTATCGACGCTTTACACTGGTTCATACACAGTACCGACAGTGCCTTACACACACGATGCACAGGGTAGTAGCGGCAACTCGATTACTCTGCGAGTAACAGCTACATTTAGTACGGGTGGTATTCAATCAGCAGCAGTTATTAGCGGAACACCTCCAGTAAATGGAGAAGCATACAGACAGTTGTCGACTGGTATAGTTCAAATTCCGACTGGTATCAATGCTTCGTTCAATATTACTAGATCTGCCGGTACGTACTCTGGAATAGCTGTTTCATCTGGCGGGACTGGATACCTTGCTGGTAATTTAATTAACATATCAAACACCTTATTAGATGGTGGCGGAGATGGCAATAAAGACTTATTATTGATTGTAGTTTCGACTGGTTCTAACGGTGTTATACAAACAGTATCGGGTGTATCAGGTGTTGCAACACTTAGTGGTACTCCGATTCCAGTATTATCAGCCATTGATTTTAACGAAGTGCTTCAAGCGCCATTACCATCGGGGCGCACATTAGAGTATAGTGCAATTGCATCCATTAATGTGACATTCCCTAATGCACACGGATTGGTCCCGGGACAAGGTATATCAGTAGTTATAGGTTCAGCAGGCACTAATCAATCTTTATTAAACGGTCCGTTCGTGGTTGAACAAGTACCGACATTGCAGACATTTAGATTTTCTGCAAGGTCATCTGGAACTATTGGAACTTCGCCAACGATTACTGGAATAGTGTATCCAAGAACAGATGCATTCTTCTTGCATCGCCCGTTTGACGGCGGTGTATTACTAAGTACCGGTACTCCGGCACATGGTGCACAGGCAGTTCGTATGAGCAAGAAGTATATTCGTTATCAATCTGGTAAAGGTGCCATGTATACCACTGGTGCATTATTTGCACCAAGTTATGACCTACGTAGCCTAACAGCAGAAAGTACGGCCTCAAATTCATTAATCACTATCACAGTCGACGACAACGACCACGGTCTTCAAATTGGTGCAACTGTTAGGATTACCGGAGTTATAACCACTGGATATAACAATGATTACTCCGCCGTTGAAATAGTAGACGAGCGTATTTTTAAAGTACGGGCTAAGACACAGCTAGGCAATGTTACTGCTACTATTGGCTCTAGTTGTCAAATGGCCCACATTGGATGGCATGGCGCGGTAGTACGTGCAGGTGCGTTTGATGATCAAAACGGTATTTTCTTTGAATACAATGGTCGTGAACTTGCTGTAGTAAGACGCTCTAGTACTTTCCAACTTGCAGGTACTGTGTCAATTAATGCAGATTCAAATCTATGCTCTGGTACAAATACGAGATTTTTAGACCAAGTTGTTGCAGGTGATAGAATTATTATCAAGGGAATGACTCACGTTGTTACTGGTATTACCAACAACACAACATTGACAGTTAACCCTGACTTCCGTGGTGTAAGCAATGTTGTTAATGCAAAGGTCTGTTTAATTCAAGATTATAGAATTCCACAAGACGAATGGAATCAAGATGCCTGCGACGGTACCGGACCTAGTGGTTACATTATCGACATTACAAAAATGCAGATGATTGGTATGCAGTATAGCTGGTACGGTGCTGGTTTTATCGACTGGATGTTCCGTGGTCCAAACGGTGACTATGTATTTGCACATAGATTAAAAGGTAATAATTTAAACACAGAAGCTTATATGCGTACTGGTAACTTACCAGTTCGTTACGAAGTGTTAAATGAAAGTGCTAGAAATAAATTAAGTGTCACATTAACAGCAATTGCAACGAGTATGACATTAATTGACGGTAACCAATTCCCAGATTTTGGTACAGTGTATGTTGATAATGAACTTATTTCATATACTTCTAAGACTGGTAATGTGCTTGGCGGACTATCGAGAGCAGTTGCATTGAGTAACTTTAATTCTGGATCACAAAGAACATATACAGCAGGCGCCGCCGCAATACACACTGCTGGTACTGGTGTCAACTTAGTATCGGTGCTGTCAAGTCCATTAATTAGCCACTGGGGTTCTGCCTATCTAATTGACGGTCAGTTTGACACTGATCGCGGTTATATTTTTAACTACCAAATTACTAACTTTGCAGTTACAACTGTTAAGTCAACAGCATTTGCTATTCGACTAGCACCTAGTGTTTCAAACGCTATTACTGGTGACTTAGGCGAACGTGAATTGTTAAACAGAGCGCAGTTATTATTGAACTCGCTGGAGATTGTGGGAGGTACTGCAAGTGCTAACTCGTTCGTTATTGAGGGTGTATTGAATCCACTTAACTATCCAGTTACAACTACTGATATTAATTGGTTTGGTCTTACATCAACAGCGCAGGGCGGTCAACCAAGTTTTGCACAGATTGCCAACGGTTCTAGCATTTTGTGGCTGAACACAGGATCTGCAGCAGCTACTGCAATTCAAGGCTACACTACCACACCTAGCTCTAGAATTAGAGTAGCTACTTTTACTTCGACCGAAGTTAGTGCAGTTCGACTAGGTTATGTTGTATCAGCTGCTGCTAGCATACAGCCAGGTACTGTTGTTGAAAAGATCGAATTTAACGTGCCTAGTGCAGGACAGACTAGAATCACAATCTCAAAAGACGTTACCGCTGCGGTAACTGGTGCAGTAACATTTAGTGCACCGGCATACGCACAACCGGGTGAACAGGTTTTTGCGTTCGTTGCTCCACTAGGTACTCGAGAAGTTATTGACTTGTCTGGATTGAAAGAATTAACGTCTACAGCAATTGGTGGTAGAGGTACATTTCCAAATGGTCCAGACGTGTTAGCAATTAACATTTACGTTACTGGTGGTGCTGCAACCAGTGCTAACTTGATTCTACGTTGGGGTGAAGCGCAGGCTTAATTAGAAATAGACTCTAGCTTGAGTCTAATTTCTTTAACGATCAAAGAGTTATGTCGCTGTTGTGACATAACTCTTTTTACATCTTCGTAAAAGATATTTTCTAGTCCGGTGTCTATCTTGTGGACTTGATTTTTATAATCGCGTAGCAGGCTTTGATATTGTAGGCGATCTTGTGGATCAGCTAATTTATCAATTGCTTGTTGATAGCGTTTAATATCGCTGTGGTATTGTTCTAAATCACTTATTTTCAAAGTCATAATCTTGGCTCATTATTAATACAGTATCAATTTTTGTTTTGATCAACGGATTAGTAATTGTAGATTTTAATCCAGTATGTAAATGTTTGGGTAATTCATCTAAATCACTCCAACATATAGTACGTGCTTCGGTAGTTAAGAATTCATCTTCCACTAAACAGATATATGTTCCATATTCAAAGCCCTTGTCTTCAGAAAGATAAAGTTCAATTGGTAGTATTTTACCTTCTGAGTTCTTATATTTTTTGATTAGAGTTTGAGCATCTTCGAAAATGTTACTTTCTATTTCAAAGGTAGGCACTGTCCACTTGGTATTTTCGTGGACTAATAAAATGCGTTTAGTTAACGATGATAAGAATAAGATGCCGGCACGTTTTTGCATCTAATACTTATTAGGCATCCATCCTAAAGCGCCAGTAACCTGACTTGTACTCGCCTTCAAAACTCTTAAGCCACTGTGTACCATCCCAACGATATTGGATACCTGTCTTAAGATTCTGCGTGTATACTGGAGTCGATCCGTTGTTAGTACTAGCATCGAATACCACAGTCCACCCAGTGCCTGTGTATTCGATAATATCATAGGCACCGGCAGAGAAATCATCCCATGCCCATACACCAGATTTTATTATTCCAGTAGTTGGATTACTATCGTGTTCAGCATCATAGGTTCTATTTGTAGTAACAATATCATCCAGTATTAAATATCTTGCACCAGCAGTAACAGGTTTTGGATTAAATTTAACTGGATCAATGATTGCATCAATTGTTGTACGACCGGCAATAATTGTATTAGAAGGTTTTTCGTCAATGCTCACTAACAAGTACGTAGAGTCAACTTCGTTGACAACAAAGGTACCACGCAATTCATAGCCGTTCGGCTGCATTAGGTAAATTTTGCTAATACCTGGCTGATAACCTTCGTGTTGTTGTAATATAATGTTCCAGTCAATGCGCTTACCTAACTTAGCAGGTACATCGTCGGCTAGTGTTTGTAACGCTTCGCCCGGACTTAGAATGCTTAAATCGTAGTCGTTGCCCATTTGATTGTTACTCTTTAACAATAGCACACCAAAATTACCCGGAGTGGTGTTATACTTCAACGGTGCATCGCCATTATACACAAGACTGTTAATATCTTGTACATCGCCCGAGTTGTTAAAAATGTTCATAATAATATTTTTAACAACGCCAAGACGTTTAACTTTGGCTGGCGGTGTAATATAAACCGGCATTGAACATTCGATCGTGCATATATCAATATCTGATTCTGTGCCCATTGGAATACTTCGAGAACTAAAGTTAACTGATGATAAATCAACAACACTCAAACTTGTCCAATCTATGTAGTTGTCAGTGGTTTGAACTTCTAAACTAGGATTAAACAACACAAGTATTTGTTCTAATAGTTGTAATTTTTGATCAGTATTAGAAGTCCATATATCGCACTTCATAGTTAACTTGTATGGCGTTGGCATTAACCGTTCAACAGTATAAGATGCACCTTGAGTTTCCTGATATATAGGATCGCCAAAGCTATCGTATTCGTTGTAGCCACGTTCTCTAATATTCATCTTACTGACAAAGCTAGCATCTGCTAGTCTTGTAGTATCTAGTTCTAATCCACTGATATAACAACTGATTCTAGGTACAGTCATCATTTTATTTTCAGAGTTTTCTTTGATAATCGAAGCAACAGAACGACTCATGTCGCCATACATAACTGGCACATGTCGATGTTCCCCATCTCCTGATTGATATTTAAATCCAATAAAGATACGCATAAATTGGGTTACATATCTTCTTATCTGGCCATCATAGAAAAAGTCCATTAATTATATCCTTTGCTGTCACTGACGTTTTTGCAGTCCGGGCACTCACAGTCTGGACAGTATTCGCAATCTTGGCAGCTATGGCCGCAATGTTTCTTACAGCCGCATTTACAGTTAGTTGCGGCTGTATATCGTTTGTAATCGTTGTAGTCGTCCATATAAGCCTCCATTAATTATCTGCCTTTGGACGTAATGCTTTTGTAAGACTTTGACGTTCTTCAACAACATGACCGTTGATAGTTGTCGTTGCTTCATTATTGATAAAAGTTGATTTCTGATTATTTCTAACAGACTTGCCTTCAAAGGGTTGACCGGAAGTTACGTCACTTGGTCCTAGATTACTCATAGTTGCTCTAGTAACATCTTCAACTCGTGCCCAATACTTTCCTGTGTATCTAAACAATCTGTTTGGTTTATAATCTGTTCTAAGATGATATTGTCCTTCTTGCATATTAAGTGGAAATGCAATGCCGCTGGTAAATGGAGCACCGTTAGGAGCAATGCCTTGACCTAATAGATAACCGTCATAGCCTAGCTTGTCTGCGGTCTGTAACACCAAGCTAACATCAATTGCAGTATTAGAACTTGCAACGGTATCGCTGTCAACAGTGATTAATTCTGGAGTTCCATCTTCTCTAACCTGTACAGTATAGAATGCAGCAGTTTCGTAGCCACTATATGGCGCATCTGCTTCGGCTTGATCAAGCACAGCAGACGTAATTTGCATTTCTTTTTCGTAAGTCGACATAACATCGCGCAGTGTAAGATTAGTATCTTCGCCGGCAACGCCGTCAAGAATATCTTTAAATTCCTGACTGTCGACTAGTGGTTTACACTTTGCACGATATAGATGAGGATACCAAGTTACAGAAAATCCTTCAGCAGCTCTAGTTACTTCTTCAATGACATAAAATCGTTTCAATGCAAAACTCAGATCATTAAGCGCATATTCGTCTTTTAGATGCGGAAGTTCAATAACATCACCGGACATTATTTTTCTTCCAACTTTTTCTACAGTATCATTAATATGGAATGTAACAAAGATAGTATCATTTTGAAGAAATAATCCAAACTGTGATAAGTTAAAATCTAAATCTTGAAGATTATAATGACCTCTAAGAAGATATATGTCCGGATCATACTTACGGTCTCTATTTTCAAGGAATAACATATCCTGAATCTGTGTAGGATTTGTAGAACTATACGCAGGTGTACTGGGAGTATCGCCCTGTACGGAAGCTCCTGGTCCTAGATATTTGTGAACAAGGATATCTGTACCGCCAATTTGGAACATCTCCCATATATTGCGGTCTATAAATCTGTAATCGTTGCCCTTTTCAGGGCGGTATAAACTGAGTCTTGGCATAGTAGTATATTTACCGTTGTAATAAATAACAGTATGAGCCAAATTAATCCAGACAAACAAGCCGTTTATGACTATTGCCGCACCATGCTAGGTGACGGAATGATTGACATCGAACTTGATCCAAAACATTACGAAACTGCATTAGACAGAGCATTGGCTGTATTTCGCCAGCGCAGTGATAACTCCGTTGAAGAAAGCATGGCATTTTTGATCACTACAATTGATCAGAATGAATATTTTCTTCCAAAAGAAATTCAACAAGTTCGTCAAATTTTTAGACGTAGTGTTGGTTCACGTAGTGGCGGTGGTACTGGCGGCAGCGTATTTGAACCATTCAACCTAGCCTACACAAACACCTATCTATTAAGTTCTACTAACATGGGCGGCCTAGCTACCTATGAACTGTTTGCTGGCTATCAAGAAATGGTAGGCAAAATGTTTGGTTCCTACATTAACTTTAATTGGGTACCGCAGAGCCGCAAGATTGTTCTACAGCAACGCCCAAGAGCAGAAGAAGAACTCATGCTATGGGTATACAATACTCGCCCAGACAGTGCAATCATCAATGACACCTATGCCGGGCAGTGGATCAAAGACTATTCTCTAGCTAACTGTAAAATGATGTTAGGTCAAGCTCGCGAAAAGTTTGCACAACTAGCAGGACCACAAGGTGGATCAAGCCTTAACGGTGCAGCTATGAAGTCCGAAGCAGCGGCTGAAATTGAAAAACTTACAACAGATTTAACAATGTTGGTACCCGGTGGCCACGGCTACTCGTTTATAATCGGCTAAGAAATATTTGACTGTATTACAGATTTGCTACATAATAGCATATCTAGAGGACAGTTTATGATTATAGGCGTGTGCGGTTTTATTGGTTCAGGTAAAGATACAATAGCAGATTACCTTACAAACTTTCATGAATTTAGACGTGAAAGTTTTGCTAATACTTTAAAAGACGCAGTGGGTTATGTCTTTGGATGGGACAGAACCATGTTAGAAGGGCGCACAAAGCAAGCCCGAGAATGGCGTGAACAAGTGGATCCATGGTGGGCAGAACGATTAGATATGCCTAACTTAACTCCTAGACTAATGCTTCAACTATGGGGCACTGAAGTGTGTCGCAGAGGTTTCCATGATGATATATGGATTGCTAGCCTAGAAAATAAACTCCGATCAAGTACAGACAATATTGTTATTAGTGACTGTCGCTTTCCTAACGAAATCAAATCAATTAAAGACGCCGGTGGTATCATTGTATGGGTTAGACGCGGTGAGCTACCTGAATGGTATGAAGATGCAGTTAATGCAAATCGTGGAGAAAATGGTAACTTCTCATGGTCCACTAGTAGAAGCAAACTTGAAAAATTAGGAATTCATGCCAGCGAAACGGCTTGGGTTGGCACTAAGTTTGATCATGTACTAGAGAATAGTGGCAGTATAGACGACTTGTTTACCCAAGTTAAAAGTCTGGTACAAGATCCCCTTGTCTCCATTGGATCCCTTCCTTATGAAGAATCCGTTGGCAGTTAGAACACACTGTTTTTAAGTTAGTGGGACGGCAGTTATTCAAGTCGCCGTCTACATGAAACACATTAAACACCTCCTTGTGTGGACTTTTAAATCCACATTTGTCGCAGGTGTTTTTCATTTTGTAGCCAGCACGATACCATCTAGGTATTGAACTATCATTACCATATAAGCAGCTTTCGCACTTACTTCTATAAAATGTTTTACCATTTTTATGGTAATTAATTGCAGCTGGCCTTAAACCGCACTTGCATAATGGTCTCATGCAAATATTTAACCTTTTTGGCCCCTTTTGATACCGGTGTAAGCGACCCTTTTTTCAAATTAACAATAAATATATTGAGTATATTAATACCGGGAGATTTATCAAGATGGCAACATTAAATTCACCAGGCGCAGAAGTAACCGTTATCGACGAGAGCTTCTATACGCCAGCAGAGCCAGGGACAGTACCACTGATCGTAGTGGCTACAGGCCAGAATAAGAAAAACGGTGCAGGCACAGGAACAGCGGCTGCAACGACAAAGGCTAATGCAGGAAAAGCATTTAAAATTACAAGTCAACGAGATTTAGTTGACAACTACGGCGTACCGTTATTTGAAAAGACAGTAAGCGGTACACCAGTTCACGGCTCAGAAAGAAACGAATACGGTCTGCTATCAGCATACAGTTTGCTAGGTGTTTCTAATGCAGCATTTATTGTTCGTGCAGATATTAATCTAGACGAACTAGCAGGTACAACAACAGCCCCGGGAGCGAATCCAGATGATGGCGATTGGTGGTTAGACACCAAGAACACTGCTTGGGGTATTTTCGAATGGAACGGCAATGCCAGTTCTACAACAGGTGGTCAAAAGTTCGCAACAAAGACTCCTATTGTATTAACATCCGACGATGCTACTAAAGTAGAAAACAGCGCAACATACGGCCGCGCACCTAAGGCCAGTGTTGGTGTTCCAGGAGACTATGCAGTGGTTGCTGAAGCTAATGCAACATACTCAGAAACAACCGAGCCTGTAAGAATGTTCTATAAGCGCGATGTAACACTACTAGGTGGTGATGCGTGGGTGCTTCTAGGCTCAAACGATTGGACTGCAAGCCATGCAGCAGTTAAAGGTACAGTAACAAGTCCTACAATTACAGTTGGTCAAACTTTCTTAATCAATGGTGTTACTGTTACTGCTAACGGTACAACAGCAGCAAGTTTAGTTACTGCTATCAATGCATTAAATATCAACGGTGTTAAAGCAGCAAGATTCTTTGACAGAGTGCAGTTGTATACAGACGGCACTAACGATTTAGTTGGTGATTCTTCACTGTCAAATGCGATTGTTATTGCTAGTGGTGGTGGTAATCCAGGAACAATTTTGACAGCCGTGGGATTTACCGCAGGCACATATTATGGTCCTCAACTACAAATGAGCCCACATACTTCTGTTCCAGAGTTTAAGTCTACTGATGCAGCACCTCGTCCAAGCGGCAGCGTATGGATCAAGACAACTGAAGCAAATATTGGTTCTCGTTGGAGATTGAAGGCATGGTCAACAGCTACAGCATTATGGACAGCCGTTGATGCATCACTATATGCAACACCACACGCAGCTATCTATTATCTAGATAGAACAGGTGGCGGTGCTAAAATTCCTAAAAATGCTGCATTTGTTCAATACAACTTTGAAGAAGATTTTGGTTACGATTCAACCCCGCAAACCGCAACATTTAGAGTTTGGAAAAGAAAACAAGTTGGACAAACAAGTATTGCTTCTACTGTAGTAACCGCAAGTACATTTACTGCTGGTCTAAACACATTCACAATACGTGAAATGAAGTTAGGCACCTTAGCATTAGATTCAGCTAAAACAGTGCAATTTACAGCAGCAGGTACAGCAGCCGATGCTGATAGACTAGCAACAGCAATTAACGCACTAGCATTAACTCAAGTTGAAGCCAGTGTTACATCTAACAATGAAATTGTTATTGTTCATAAAACAGGCGGCGACATTAGATTCACTGACGGTACCAACGTACCATTAAGCAAGGTGTTTAGCGCATTTAATTTGTCAACACTAACTGGTACTGCTAATTTATATGAAATGCCTGCAGGTGATGGCGGAACATTCCTAGCATCTAATTGGGTTCCAATGGCAACTGCGGATACCGACTTTAAAGTAAAAGCAAGTGCTCCATTAAACGAAGCAGCAGATGGCCAGTTATGGTTTAATCCAAGCTTTAGCGATGTTGATATTATGGTTCATAATGGTACAGTATGGAAAGGATACAAATCTGTATTCCCTACTACTGATCCAGCAGGTCCTATTGTTGCAGCATCTAAGCCAACAACACAAAGCGATGGAACAGCACTAGTAGATAATGACTTATGGATTAGCACAGCAGATCCAGAAAATTATCCAGTGATGTATAGATACAACAACAGTGCAAAAGAGTGGACACTGATTGACAAAGCCGACGACCAAGGCGACGAAGGTGTAGTCTTTGGTGATGCACGTTATGGTTCAACTGGCGCAACAGGTAACACAGCAGCAAGTATTGTTGATTTGTTAACCAGTGACTTTGTTGACCCAGATAGTCCTGATCCAGCACTTTACCCACGTGGCATTTTATTGTTTAACACAAGACGCAGCAGCGGTAACGTTAAGAAATATAGAAACAACTACATCAATGTTAATACAGATAACACTAGATATCTAGGTCAATCAATGGCAGCATACGCAACTGATCGTTGGGTAACTGCTAGCGGTAACCAAGAAGACGGTTCCGGTACATTTGGTCGTATTGCACAACGTCAAGTAGTTATTCAAGCATTGAAATCAGTGGTTGATACAAGCACAGAGATTCGTGACGAAGAGCGCCGTAACTTTAACTTGATTGCTTGCCCAGGTTATCCAGAGTTGTTGAGCAACTTGAATAACTTAAACTTGAATCGCGGTGTTACATCGTTTGTTGTTGGTGACACTCCATTCCGTTTACCAGCTAATGCAACTGCATTAACTAACTGGGGAACAAATGCCAATGGCGCACTAGACAACGGTGACAAAGGTATTGTTACATACGACGAGTATTGTGCAGTGTTTTATCCAAACGGATTTACAACTGACCTAAGTGGTACAAACGCAGTAGTTCCAGCATCACACATGATGTTGCGTACAATTGCATTAAGCGACCAAGTTAGCTATCCATGGTTTGCACCAGCAGGTACAAGACGTGGTGGTATTACTAACGCTACCGCAGTTGGTTATCTAGATGCTTCTACTGGTGAATTCCAAACAGTGGCATTGAACGAAGGCCAACGTGATACATTATATGATATCAAAGTAAACCCAATTGCATTCTTTAACGGTGTAGGCCATGTTAACTATGGTCAAAAAACTCGTGCTAAGAATGCCAGTGCTTTAGATCGCATTAACGTTGCACGTTTAGTAGTTTACTTACGTAGTCAATTATCTAAGTTAGCTCGCCCATATGTGTTTGAACCAAACGATAAAATTACTCGTGACGAAATCAAACAGGCATGTGACAGTTTGCTATTAGAATTAGTAGGCTTACGAGCTATCTATGACTTTGCAGTTGTTTGTGACGAAAGTAACAACACAGCAAGCAGAATTGATAGAAACGAGCTTTATGTGGATATTGCGATTGAACCAGTGAAAGCCATTGAGTTTATCTACATCCCATTAAGACTAAAGAATACAGGGGAGATTTAATAAATGGCTATTACTTCATTAAACAAGTACACAGTACCGCTAGCTAGTAACCAATCTAGCTCAACACAAGGTCTGTTAATGCCAAAACTAAAGTACCGCTTCAGAGTGGTACTACAAGGTTTTGGTGCAAACGGTTCAATCTCTACAGAACTAACTAAACAAGTTAGCGATGTTACAAGACCAAAAGTATCGTTTGAAGAAATCGAAATCCCTGTTTACAACAGTAAGGTTTACCTAGCTGGCAAGTACACATGGGAAACTATGACGCTTAACCTACGTGACGATGCTTCCGGCAACGTACAACGTTTGGTTGGCGAGCAAGTTCAAAAGCAGTTCGACTTCATGGAACAAGCTGCTGCACGTTCAGGCATTGATTATAAGTTTACAACTAAGATCGAAATCCTAGACGGTGGCAATGGCGCACAAACTCCAAGCATTTTAGAAACATTTGAAGTGTATGGTTGTTTCATTCAAAATGCTGACTACGGCGAAATGAACTATGCAACAAACGAGCCAGCAACAGTGGCATTAACAATTCGCTTCGATAACGCTATCCAGTACAAAGGTGGCGCAATTGACGGTATTGGTCGTTCTATTGGTACTAGAATTGCAGCAGGTGCAGGAAGCACAGGCGGCGGCGCTACAAACTAATCAATATTGGTTTAAGAAAAAAGCTCGGGAAACCGAGCTTTTTTTATCGGTAAATAAATGTATGGCAGATAAATTTACAAGATTCCTAACCGGCGTTGTTAACGGCGCAACAAATCCTAAAGGTCAAATGGGCAACTTCCGCCATGCGACTCGCATGTTTGTGGATAACAACTATGCATTGGCACCAAGAACTAAGTTTATGTTCTACGTGCAATTTGACATTGATAGTCTAGCAGCTGGTGCAACAGTATTCAAAATGAAACACGCTAGAGAAGTTGGCATACTTTGTAAGTCAGCAGATCTACCAAAATTTACCTTTGATCAAATTACAAAAAATCAGTATAACAGAAAAAAGATTATCTATAAGCAGATCAATTACGATCCGATTAATCTAACTTTTCACGACGATAATACTGGTGTTATTAACGCTCTTTGGGCTTTGTACTACGGTGCATATGTAGTTGATAGACAACTACCCAACGCAGCATACAAGGCTAATCATTATCGACCAGCTGGTCAGATTATGAACAATTATGCCTACGGTCTAGATAATAATGTAACAGTTCCGTTTATTAAAAGTATTTCGATTTACACAATGAGTCGTCGTAGATACAACGGATACACTTTAGTTAATCCAAAAATTATTAATTGGAATCACGGTAGTATGTCGTATGCAGAAGGTGGTACTGCAGAAAGTACCATGCAGGTTGCTTACGAATCTGTACAATATAGTACAGGCAAAGTGTATCAAAACAATCCTAAAGGATTTGCCAATCAAGCCTACTACGATTTATTGCCAAGTCCATTGAGTGTAGCGGGTGGCGGTACTGTTAGTCTGTTAGGTGAAGGCGGAGTGTTAGCAGGTGCAGATCAAGTATTCCAAAATTTTGCAGACGGTACTGCATTTGGTAGCATCGGTGGTTTCTTAAATACAGCCATTGCCGCAGTTAACACCGCGCAGAACATAGCATCACTAACTAAAGAAGGACTTGCATCGGAAGCATTAAATTTGCTTACTAGTGATTCTGGTATTGACGTTGGCAATGTAGTCAGCGGCGTTCAAGGAGCATTTTTTCCAAAGAATGACGCAGCTCAAGCAGCCACACAAGCATCACAACGAAATCTTACAGGACAATAAATGAGCACGAATCTACCCCCACGCGATAATAACGACAGCGCACGGGCTACTAAACTATTCTTTGATAGTTATGGTAAAGTACCCCTTCAGTTTAATGCAAATGAAGTTGGAGCAGCTCAGGCATTTTTTGAAACTAAGGGATTTGACCTAGATGCATCGGCCTTGACTTCTGCTGTTCTATTAAAGCAAGCAAAATTAGATAACATGAATGTTTTTGAAATACTCGATACATTAAAGGGTTTCAGCAACATTCAACTAAGCGCACTAGTAGCAGAAATTATTAATAATAATCGCCCAGCAACATCTACACTAGGTTATAGAAGAACCAGAGTAAACAACGAAACCGTTAACAGGAATATTATACCGTAATGGGACGTTTTGCACAAGGTAAATTCGAAATGAAAAATCCCGAGAAGTATATTGGGAAGAAAACACCGTTGGCAAGAAGTAGCTGGGAGTTTGTGTTTATGAGAATGCTCGACGAGCATCCCAGCGTAGAGAAATGGGCCAGCGAAGCAATTCAAATTCCATATCGTGATCCGCTAACTGGTAAACACACAATATATGTTCCGGACTTCTTTGTTAATTATATTGACAAAGGCGGAAAACGCCACGCAGAAGTAGTAGAAGTAAAACCAGAAAGTCAAACTCTCCGAGAAAAGACTGGCAAGAGTCAATACAATCAACAACAGTATGTAAAGAATCTAGCTAAATGGGAAGCAGCCCAAGCATGGTGCAAACAACAAGGTATTAGGTTTAGGGTCGTAAACGAAGGTGATATTTTTCATCAAGGCTCAAAACGTAGATAAGTACTGTATGACAAAAAAATTGGAAGAACTCTTTAATTTAGCTGATACAGATCCGGAAACGGATGTGGCTCTTCCGGTTGAGCATCAAGAAGTTATGGACATAGAACGCAGTTATAAAGAAGCAGAAGCAATTGCTGCTACTTTGCCAACTATCACAGAACTAAACAATCTTGACGAACAAGAATTAGATGCGCTTTCTAAAAAAGCAGAAACAGCATATGACGATTTAATGGATTTAGGCATGAATGTAGAAGTGCGATATGCCAGTCGAATTTTTGAAGTTGCTAGTAGTATGTTAGGTCATGCAATTACTGCTAAATCTAACAAAGTCGAAAAGAAGCTAAAAGCCATTGATATACAACTAAAAAAATACAAAATCGATAAAGATAACAATGAAGACCCAAATAATGTCCTAAACGGGCAGGGCTACATTATTACAGATCGCAACGAATTGATCAAAAAACTCGGTGGAAAGGAATAAATATTACTATGAAAACTTTTAAAGAATACCTATCTGAAAGCAAAAAAGTTTGGTCTTTTAGGATCAAAGTTGCTGGCGAATTGCCAGAGGGCTTTCAAGCAACTGTCAAAGACAGACTACAAAAATTTGGTGTAACTCGTTTCGAAAAATCATCTCAATCTCCAATTCAAAAAACTGCACTTGATTTTCCGCAGTTAGAGAATGTTGAAGTTGCAGTGTTTGAAATAGAAACTGCTTATCCAACTACACCACCAGAATTACTAAATGTAATTAAGACATGTAATCTAATCAAAGAAGAATATATTCTTGTTAGATATACATCCGAAGAAATGGATATCATCGATGATGCAAAAGCAGATTCGTTGTTGGCCGATTCAACATATAGTGAAGTTGCTAAAATCAAACACAAAGATTATTTTGGTGACGAATTTAATACAGCATTTCTAAAAGACTTAGAAAAGACTGCTAAACAACGCAGAAAAGATTTGGGACATGACAGTAAAAAAGTAGATGTTCTAGCAACAGCTCCCAAAGTAAAAACTGATAAAACTGGCTCTAAGAGTCCTATGGGGAGTTAATATGAATTTCAATGAATTATACAAAAGAATTAATAATATCGATAAAGGTTTAACCGAGTGCGGGGAACCAATGGGTGCAATGATGGGCAATCAGCCTACTACACCACCTCCAACTATGAGCGTTAATTTTAATGCTCAAGGCATGGACAATATTAAAAGCATGATGGATCTATGGACCAAGGTCAATCCAGATATGATGCCAGCAGGCGGTTTGCCACCTACTCCATCGTTATCAGATCCTTCAATGTCAAAAACACCAACACTACAACTAACACCTCCAATGGGCGCAAGTTCAGATGACATCGATGATTTATCTCCAAGTGATATGGGAGATAACGATTTAGACATCGACATCGATGGCGACGATACTCCAGACATTGCAATTGGTTCAGACGACCGTGATGACGTTTCTACAGCAATGGGCGACATCGACGGTGATGGCGATCACGACATGGACGACCATGATGCTGAGAAAACAGGTTTTGCTAACAAGCCAGACGAAAAGTATGCAGACATCGATGACATTACTACCAAAGCCGGCGGCGGCATGAATGGTCCTAAGAATCCTAAAGACCTACGTGTAAAAGATCCTTCACCGTATGAAAACGAAGAGTATGCAAATTCACCAGACGAGCATACAGATGATCATTTACGAATCATCAAACACCTAGCAGGTGGCATGAACAAAGAAAAACCTATGGTCAAGCACAGCTACAAGCAAGGTGATAATCCAATGGCAATGCCAGAGAGCGAAGATCCGTTAGCGAGTATTAAACATGATCTACGTTCAAGACTACAAAACTACAAAGCACAGTAATAAGGATACGACCCCATGAGTAAAAGTCTCGACGGGGTCTTAATCAAAAAGGCCCATGCACCACAACGGTATACGCTTGAAGAAGTAAGACATCTCGAAGCTTGTATGGATCCTGTTACAGGACCGTTGTATTTCTGCAAAACTTTTTTAAAGATTCAGCACCCAGTACGTGGATCGATTCCATTTGTACCCTACGAATACCAAGAGCGATTAATTAATTCCTACCATACTCATAAGCAGTCGATTGGTATGTTACCGCGTCAGATGGGTAAAACTACGTGTGCAACTGGTTACCTATTATGGTACACGATGTTTGTTCCAGAAGCGCAGGTTCTGATAGCGGCCCACAAATACGAAGGCGCACAGGATATTATGAATCGATATCGATTCGGCTACGAGAACTTGCCAGACTTTATTCGTGCAGGTGTTTATTCTTATAATCGTAATACAATCGAATACGATAATGGCGCACGTATTCAAGCAACTACTACAACAGAAAACACAGGTCGTGGTAAATCTCTTTCATTAATTTACTGCGATGAGTTCGCATTCGTTCAACCTCCAGAGAAAGCCAAAGAGTTTTGGACTGCGTTATCACCAACCCTATCAACGGGTGGTAAATGTATTATTACATCAACACCCAACAGTGACGAGGATCAGTTTGCTCTTATCTGGACTGAAGCTAACAAGAAGTTTGATGAGTTTGGTAACGAACAAGAGTTAGGTTCAAACGGATTTTACAGTTTCTTTGCACATTGGAGCGAGCATCCAGATCGTGACGAAGCATGGGCAGCAGTTGAACGTAGTAAAATTGGTGCAGAGCGTTTCCGCAGAGAGTTTGATTGTGAATTTTTGATCTTTGACGAAACATTAATCAACGCAGTACGTCTTGCAGAAATGAAAGGTGTTGAGCCCACAATGACTATGGGACAAACACGCTGGTATAAAGATATTAACCCGCAGGCAACATATTTGATTGCACTTGATCCTAGCCTAGGAACAGGCGGTGACTACGGTGCTATTCAAGTCTACGAAATGCCAAGCATGGTTCAAGTTGCAGAATGGCATCATAACTTAACTCCTATTCAAAAGCAAGTTAGACACATGCGTGAAATTTGCAAATACATTTCTGATCGCGGCGAGGAATTAGGCGGCGTTCCGCAGATATATTATTCGGTCGAAAATAACACAATCGGCGAAGCAGCATTAATGGTAATCAGTGATATTGGTGAAGAAAACTTTCCTGGATTGTTCCTAAGCGAACCGATACGCAAGGGTCATGTACGTAAGTTCCGCAAGGGATTTAACACAACACATAAGACCAAAATCACTGCTTGTAGCCAATTAAAGAATCTAATCGAAACACAAAAAATGACTATTAAGTCAAAACCCTTGATGTCAGAACTAAAAACCTTTGTTGCACACGGTGTAGGATATGGTGCAAAATCTGGAGAACACGACGATTTAGTATCTTCTACTTTACTATGCGTTAGAATGGCTAACGTGCTAGCAGATTGGGATCCTAAAATCTACGATAAAATGACGGAAAAACTCAACGAGGATCAGTTGCCTATGCCAATCTTCATTAGCACAGGCTATTAACTAAATATACTATGGACTCACAAAAAAGCATCGCTACAGACTTATTTTACAAAATTAGAAGCCGTTTCACAGGACTGAAACTTGGTGAAAGCGCAGGTGCGGTTACTATTAACCCGGAATCTGCTGTGTTTTTTGATTTTGATTATATCGATGAAGATATTGCTCTTGGGCATGTTAGCATTAGTCTAGCAGAACCTACATCGATGAAAGTATATTTCAGTAATGGTATTACTGAACAAATGAATATCGTACAAAAAGAAAAATGGTATGGTTTTCTAAGAGAATTGCGCCAGTTTGCAAAACGCAGATTGCTTACCTTTGATACTAGAGATGTTGCCAAAGACAATCTTGATCAAAGAGACTTTGCTTTTTTGAGTCAGTATAATAAGCCACAGAATATCGGAGAATCAGTTATGAATGGAAACGGTCTATATGGATCAAAGACTGTTAGCTATCAAAAGCTAATGGACACACGCTTGATCATCAAGCACGTTAATGCGCTTACAGATGATCAGCAGCCAGGAGCACGAAGCAGAAATATTGGTGCTTTATTTATTGAGAACCAACACGGTGAACGTTTTAAATATCCGTTCATTCATCTAGCAGGTGCTCGTGCTATGCAACGTCACGTCGCAAATGGCGGAGTTCCATACGATGACCTTGGCAAAAGTATAGTTGGTATGAGTGAGCAAATTGCTCAATTGAAAGGGTTTGGCAACTATGTTGTTAGAAACGATTTACTTAACTCTGATACAAACAGTATCTACGAACGCAGTGCAGATGCACTAAATGGATTACGCGAGCAAATCGCAAAATTATCTAAACAGGCTTACTACGAGCAATATAAAGAATCATTCCAGGCTCCGGATAGTTTCGAGATTCCCGAAGACGTTGTAGAAGACTTCACAGAAAAATTCACTGTCAAAAATTTCAAAGAGGACATTAAGTCCGTATTTCCAATTCTATACAGACTTATGAAGGAAGAGTCCAGATTAGGCTATGACGACATAGTCGCCATGACAGGGCAAGAACAAGCAGACGAACAAATTGAATCTGCACAAGTTGATCCGTTTGCACAATTTGAAAGTTGGGCAATGACATTAGGTGAAGCAAGTGCTGTTCAAAGTCAAGATCCACAAGAACGTACACTAGCAATTCAAAAATTAAACGAATTAACATTACAATCATTTCCGGCTGGTGAAAGCGGACTGAATGCTATTACAAGTCTTGAGGGAATCATCGAAGATAAAGAATTATATGATGCATTTAAGGCAGCAGGCGTAGAGGAATCAAACACAGATGTTCGTCCATTCATTCAAGTATGGTTGCAACAGAATGCTCCAGACGTATTGTCAGAAGTTGATTTTGGTGATTTAGCAAATGCAGATGCTAGTACACAACAAGAGGGCTCCGGCGACCAACAAATTAAACCCGGCATGAAAACTCAATACGGAACTGTAGTGTCTGTAGAAGGAAATACAGTAACAGTAGATGCCGGCAATGGTGATTTAACCACGGTTAATATTCACGATATAGAGCAAGGCATTGACGAAGCAGCCGAAGGTAAGCCGGCATTTCCAAAAAACACCGACTATGGCTACGATGGCAATAACTGGGATGAGTGGAAGAGCTCCCCAGGATATGCAGAATATCGTGCTGCTACAGATGCGTGGAGTAAAGCTGACAAAGCATGGCGAGCAAAAGAAGCACGTAAGTATGACACAACAATGTGGATCTCAAATCCGCACTTTGACGTAAACGGTCCCGAAGACGAAGAAGATCCTGACTTCCAAGCAGAAGAACTTGAAGTAGGAGTAGATTATTCTAGCGAAACAACGGGCGAATATCGTGCAGCAACATGGGGATATCATGGTGGTGAGCCAGAAGAGCATCCAGAAACCGAATACGAAATTACAAAAATTGTTGATATTGACACAGGTAAGGATCTTACCGATGACAGCTCAGTATTTGATCTAGTATATGAAAAACTCGACGATGAACAATACGAATCGATCGATCCTAAGAACAAACAAGACTACGAACGTCCGGCAATAGATCGTAAAAAAGCAGGACAGCCGCCTTTGACTATGAAAGACGTTAAGGACAAAGATGAAAAATCCGAACGTGATCGTAAATCTCGTGCAGGCGTTAACGTACAAGAAGTAGCAGAATTTATCTACAGTTTTTATGATAAAAAGACCAACACTTTCCCTAAAGGTCCAGAAAGCGTAGCTACAATGACCGGAAAGAAGTTTGGTGAACAGGCAGAAGCAATGGCGAGAAAACTAGCAGAAAGACTAGCACCACAGCAAAGTCCACAGGCAGATCCAAGACTTGCAGAAATTGCAAGAATTAAACAATTGTCAGGCATGTAACATTTTAATGTAAAAAGAAAAAGCTACTTCGGTAGCTTTTTTCTTGACATAGTTTTGGTAAAAAAAAGCCAATTATATGTTGTTTTTATTTGACACTGATAAATAAAAAGCGCATAATAACACATGTGCATAAGGCATAAAATACATTTTAAGGCATAACATAGGAGGCATCTAAAATGGCATCATTAGCAGAAATTCGTGCAAAACTTCAAGACGCACAAAACAAGGGTCCTAGCGGCTCACAACAAGGCGGCGGCGACAACGCAATTTACCCCCACTGGAACATGCAAGAAGGCAAAGAAGCGACCATTCGCTTGTTAGCTGACGGCGACACTAATAACACTTTCTTCTGGGTAGAACGTGCTATGATCAAACTAGAATTCAACGGCATCAAGGGTGAGACTGATTCTAGAAAAGTTCAAGTACAAGTACCATGTGTAGAAATGTATGGTCCAAACGAAGTTTGTCCAATCCTAAGCGAAGTTCGCGGTTGGTTCAAGGACAAGTCGTTGGAAGACATGGGTCGTAAATATTGGAAAAAGCGTAGTTACATTTTCCAAGGCTTTGTAGTAGATGATCCAATTGGTGAAGACAAAACACCAGAGAATCCAATCCGTAGATTCATCATCGGACCTCAAATTTATCAAATCATCCGTTCAGCATTAATGGATCCAGAGTTGGACGAATTGCCAACCGATGCACTAAAAGGTGTTGACTTCCGTATTGCTAAAACTAGCAAAGGCGGATTTGCTGACTATTCAACTTCTAAGTGGTCACGTCGCGAACGTGCTCTTAATGAAGCTGAACAAGCAGCAATTGCACAGCATGGTTTGTTTGATTTGAAAAGCTTCTTACCTAAGAAGCCAGGTGAAGTTGAACTCAAAGTAATCAAAGAAATGTTTGAAGCTAGCGTTGATGGTGAGGCATACGATCCAGCACGTTGGAGTCAATATTACAGACCAGCAGGCGTGAGCCAAGCTACCGGCGATCCTTTGAAGCCGTCAGCACCACGTCATGACGAAGAGGAAGCAATGGCTGCACCAGCAGCATCATCTGCACCAGTTACACCATCAGCACCAGCGGCTGCACCAGTTGAATCAGCTGGTTCGACAGATGGCGCAAGTCGTGCGCAAGACATTCTTGCCATGATTCGTAACCGTCAAAAGTAATTGTAATAAACAAAGAGTATGGGCCAGTCCCATACTCTCTTTGATTCTAGGAGAATAATAATGGCAAAGAAACTAGCTAAATTAGCAAAAGTAAATGAATCATTTACTGTTAATCGTTATGATAACGGATTTATGATTGAAGTCGGCGGACGTGATTCTGAAAGTGAATGGAAGACCGCTAAAGTAATGTGTTCAACTGAAGCAGAGCTTTTTGAAGTAATTAAAGAAGCATTGGCAATGGAAGTGGACACCTAATATGACAAAAGCATTTGATATTTCAAAATTTCGTAAGACTCTAACAAAGAGTATCGAAGGTCTTGGTGTTGGATTTAACGATCCAACTGATTGGGTAGGCACGGGCAGTTATGCTCTTAACTATTTGATTAGTTCGGATTTCCATAAAGGTATTCCTTTGGGCAAAGTAACTGTATTTGCAGGCGAGTCAGGTGCAGGTAAGAGTTATTTTTGTTCAGGAAATATTATTAAAAATGCACAAGCTCAGGGAATTTTTGTTGTCTTAGTTGACAGCGAAAACGCACTTGACGAAGCATGGCTCAAAGCATTAGGCGTTGATACAGCCGAAGATAAGTTGTTGAAACTTAATATGGCTATGATCGATGACGTTGCTCGTACTATTAGTGAGTTTATGAAAGAATACAAAACAATGGATGAAACTACTCGTCCTAAGGTATTGTTTGTCATTGACTCTTTAGGTATGTTGTTAACACCGACTGATGTTAATCAATTCGAAGCAGGCGAAATGAAAGGTGATATGGGTCGTAAGCCTAAAGCACTTACAAGTCTTGTTCGTAATTCTGTTAACATGTTTGGCAGTTATAATGTCGGAATGATCTGTACTAATCACACATACGCAAGTCAAGATATGTTTGATCCAGACGATAAAATTTCAGGTGGCCAAGGCTTTATCTATGCATCATCGATAGTAGTTGCTATGCGTAAACTAAAGTTGAAGACTGATGCAGACGGTAATAAGACTACAACTGTAAACGGTATTCGTGCAGCCTGTAAAATTATGAAAACACGATATGCAAAACCGTTTGAAAGTGTGCAAGTTGAAATTCCTTATGAGACAGGTATGAACCCGTATAGCGGTTTGACAGACTTGTTCGAAGCAAGAGGGTTGCTCAAGAAAGAAGGAAATAGTCTTGTATACACCACAGCCGACGGCGAAATTATCAAACAATTCCGCAAGGCCTGGGAACGCAACGAATCCGGAAGTCTTGATACAGTGATGGCTGACATTATTAAAAATGGTGAATCAGCACCAATTGTGATAACTAATAATGAAGAAGTTGAAACGGAGATTACTGAATGAAAGAAGATTTAATTGCAGACATCTGGAACTTAATGATTGAGCATATTCCAGAGAAATCTAGAAAAGATGTTGCCAGTGATTTTGTAAACACATTACTTGACTATGGTATTAAAGATTCTGTTATAGAAAGCCTATTGGGAATCGATCCATACTTGGATGATGCTATCAGTTATGCAATTGACGGTGACACCATCATTGACAGCAACGACGAAGAATACTACGAAGACGAAGAATGAATTGGTACGACAAAGTTTCTAAGGATATCAGCCACATACCTGATGCAGTAGCTTACTATGAGGCTGAACTTTTAGAAGCAAAGTTGGAATGTAGAATCTATGGCAACATAGAAAAAAACAGTTCAGTAATGCCCGGTATTGTTGAGAATAGATTTAATCAACTACAAGAGATTGAAGCTGTTCTTGAATATCTAAACATAGAACTTCGTAGATTAAAGAGTCAGCACTTTCGTAAATATCTCGAAAGTTATCAGCGAGCATTGTCGTCTAGAGACTGTGAAAAGTTTGTAGACGGCGAAGCAGATGTTGTAGACTTTGAGAAAATTATTAATGAAGTTGCCTTACTACGTAATAAGTGGTTAGGCATTATTAAGTCATTGGATCAGAAGCAATGGCACTTAACTAATATTATTAAGTTAAGGGTCGCTGGATTGGAAGACGCCACTCTTTAAATAAATCATCGTGCGGTACCTCACATGGATGGCCCTGGTAATACAGGGTCATCTCTTGAGCACTGCCATCAAACCATTCGTTGTGATTAAATTGCACCCATGCAACATGTTCGTGCCATGCATGTCGATTAACTGGCTCTGTGGGATCATTCCAATTATCTAGTGTGTGTTCACAGGCTACCCAAGTTGGACACGGTCCTAGACTAATTACTTTCTTTCCGTACCAAAATGCTTCAGCAGTAATTGCAGAACTGTAACTAACGACTAGATCGGCCCATTCAAAATCACCGTCGTCACCGAATACTCCTTTAAAGAGTCCGTTACCGTAATGTTGTATACCCTTCTTGCCTATCTTCAATCGAACCTTTACATTAGCACCCTGTGATTCAAAAAACTCTTTGAGCTGATTAGACCATACCACTGGATCAACTGTTGTAAAGATGCCTTGACTTTTTTTGCTAGGCGCAATCAATACATTCTTAATCTCCTTTACCTTCCATGGTTGGATGTCCAATCTAGTTGTATTCCATCTTTGGTAAGACGCATTACCAAATCGTGTACATGCAAATGAGTTAACTGCAACTCTAGCAGCAAATCTTTTTGTTTCTAACCACGACCCTATATAAGGTCGATTAATGGCAATATATGGACGTTTTGCAGCCATCCATTCTCCAATAAGTCCCAATGGATTTGCAGGCACAACTAATGGTATTTCTGGGTTCGCTAGTGCTATATCGTCAACTACTATCAATTGATGAGTAAACCGTTTCCATCCGTTAATGAACTGTTCGTCGAATTCTCTAGATAGTATTTGAAACTGTTTCGTCATATCAGTATTTACTAGAAAACTGACCACATAAATAACAGCATGAAACGTATTGTACTAATCACAGGCGGATTCGATCCCCTACACTCAGGTCACATTGCTTACTTTAAAGCAGCCAAAGAACTCGGTGATATGCTTATTGTTGGCGTTAACTCTGACGAATGGCTTCGTCGAAAGAAAGGGCAAGAATTTATGCCCTGGGAAGAACGAGCAACTATAATTGCAGCTCTACAAGACGTTGATAGAGTTATTAACTTTGACGACAGCGATAATAGTGCTAAAGATGCTATTAGAAAAGTTAGAAAGATTCATCCACAATCTCATATTATCTTTGCCAATGGTGGAGATCGAACAAAGACAAATATTCCAGAAATGGATGTACTTAAGGAAATGCTTCATGTAGAATTTGTCTTTGGCGTCGGCGGAGAGGACAAAAAGAATTCAAGCAGTTGGATCTTACAAGAGTGGAAAGCACCTAAGACTATTCGTCCTTGGGGATATTATAGAGTACTGCATACGGTAGGCGATAATGTTAAAGTCAAAGAATTAACAGTCGATCCTGGAAAAACTCTAAGTATGCAGAGACATAAACATCGAGCCGAACTTTGGTTTGTTGCTGAAGGCCAAGCTGCATTAAATTGGGAATATGGCGGTGAAAGAATTGACGTATACAAACAAGAAACTATTAATGTTGGCGAATGGCATCAATTACAGAACCCAACAGATAAACCGCTGCGGGTTATTGAAATACAATACGGTGAACAATGCGACGAAGAGGACATTGAAAGAAAATGATTAAAGTTTTTATTGGATACGATCCTCGAGAGGCCATTGCATTTCATGTGTGCTCTAACAGTATTATTAGACATGCGACCAGACCAGTTAGTATTACTCCACTAGCTCTTAATAATTTTAAAGATTATAAAGAAACACACATGGATGGAAGTAACCAGTTTATCTATTCTAGATTTTTAACACCTGTATTATCTGACTTTATGGGATGGACATTGTTTATAGATGGTGATATGATTTTACGTGAGGATATTGTAAAACTTTGGGAATTACGAGACGACTCTAAAGCAGTTATGGTTGTCAAACACGATTATAAAACTAAGATGAATGAAAAATATCTTGGCAGTAAAAATGAAGATTATCCACGCAAGAATTGGTCAAGCGTTATTATGTGGAACTGCGGTCATCCTAAGAATAGAGTACTTACTCCGACATTTGTTGAACAAGCAACAGGAGCACAGTTACATAGATTTACATGGTTAGATGATTCCGATATTGGCCAATTGCCAACTGAATGGAATTGGTTAGATGTTGAATATGATCACAATCCTAATGCGAATCTAGTTCACTATACCTTAGGTACTCCTTGTTTTCACGAGTTTGCTGACCAAGGTAGCTTTGCCGATGAATGGCACCGCGAGCGAATTTTAACTGAGTATTGTCAACAACGTCTATGAATTGGATCTTTTTAAATAATACCAAAAAATCACAGTACGTTGATATTTTTGCAGAAGGTAGTGGTTCTACTATTACAAGTTATGATGACTTTGTCTATGAGTCTAGTAACAATCCCATTGTACTAAGAGGCATACTAAAAAAGAAAATAATACAGCAGTGTTGGGAAGATCGGCGAGATTTCTACTACATGGATACTGGTTATTTTGGAAACGAGATGTCAATTACTAATCCTAATGGTTATAAATTTTGGCATCGTATTGTTAAAAATAATCTACAGCACGGTGAAATTATTACTAGACCTGATGACAGATGGTTACGATTAGGCAAAACTATTTCTAAATGGAAGCCACCTGGAAGAAAGATTATAATTGCTGCACCGGACGAAAAGCCATGCAAATTTTACGGTATTGATTTAGAGCAATGGTTAGAACAAACTGTAAACACAATCAAACAACATACTGATAGACCTATTGTTATTCGACAGCGACCTGCAGACAGAATTGATAGAAAACAAAATATCCCCTTAACAGTAGCTCTTCAAGATGATGTGTTTGCATTGGTAACTTTTAATAGTGTAGCATCAACTGAAGCAATTTTAAATGGAATTCCGGCATTTACATTGGCTCCAACAAATGCATCAAGTCCAGTGAGTCTGCAAGATTTAACCAAGATAGAAACACCGTACTATCCAGACCGTGATAAATTATATGCATGGGCCTGTCATCTTGCATACGGGCAATTTCACACCGAAGAATTGCGTAATGGAATCGCAAAACATATATTAGAAGAATTAACATGAAACTACACTTTGTAACAAGTATCTCAAAAAATTATTGGAACTCTACCGCCAAGTATTGTATCCCTACTTGGCAGTTACCTGGAGACGTAACAATCTTTGTCGATCAATCCGGGGGTGATTTAGATTGGATCTACGATGTTCCCTTCCATAAAGAACTGTTACATGTTCCAGAGTTAAAAACTCGGGGCGCGGAACGCTCAAAGGTAAGAAAATTTTGGGGTAAAGCATCAGCACAATTAGAGGCAGTGCGTAACAGGGGTGTAGATGAACGCATTATTTGGATTGATGCAGATGTCGAACAAACGGGGGTGTTAACTGCTGATATGTTTGATTTTGAATTCAGCGAACCGTTAGCAATGATGTACTCTGGTGATAAGGAAGATTGTTGGGAAACCGGTATTGTTATCTTTAATCAGCGATTTGGAAAAATAAACATTGTTGCTAGGCAGTACGAACGTATATGGAATGATGATGATGAATTAATGGCTCTATTTCGCCCCTATGATGCGCAGGTACTGGGTCATGTAGCTGAATCACGCACGTTTTTAAATTTATGTAATTCACCCTGTGAAAACATAGATGCGCTGAAAAATACTAGGTTTAACGGCCTCTTAACGCATTGGATTAACAAAGATAACAAGCAAAAACTTCGAGAATTAAAAGATGGCTCTAAAAGTAGCGATATACCACAAGTCGATTCCTAACAGTAAGAACCAAGAAAAAATTGATATCCTAGTTAATTATTCACAGGGTGTCAAGGTTTCTGGTGATCATGCCGTTGATGTGTATGATCATAATGTCGTGCAGGCCGATGTAGGTGTTATACAGGGATGGTGCGTTCCGGGTGTTCCTCCGTCATCTCTTCATACACAGTTACGAACTAATGTTATTCAAAGAATTACTAACAAGCACTCAGTAGGTGTTGACAGTAATTTATTCCTTTATGCTACACCAAATAATCCTCAACATTATCTACGCTACAGCTTTAACGATGTTTTTCCAACTCACGGCATTTATTGCGATACAGAGATTGACCCTAATCGTTGGAATAAACTTTCAAGCAATCTAGGCATACAGCTAAAAGATTACAGAACTACCGGCGACCATATACTGTTATTACTTCAGCGTAATGGCGGTTGGAGTATGGGAGGGTATGATGTTCAGGACTGGGCAATTTCAACTATAGACGCTATTAGACAGTTTACAGATAGGCCCATTGTTATTAGACCTCACCCAGGGGATAAAGCAGCAAGGACTTATCTTAATCCTAACAGTCATCATTGCAAAATTAAATTTTCTAAGCGTGTACGATTAAGTACTAATCCTAATTTAGTAGACGACTTACATAATTGCTGGGCCGCAGTTAACTATAATTCTAGTCCAGTAGTCGGTGCAGCAATTGAAGGATACCCAATATTTGTGTCTGATCCATTAAACAGTCAATGTGCCGAAATTGCTAATACTGACTTTTCACAAATAGAAAACCCACAATTGCTAGATAGGCAACCGTGGGTTGAACGTCTTGCTATGTTTCACTGGAACTTTGACGAACTGAGATCCGGTGAGTGCTGGCAACACATGAAGAAGTTTATTTAAAGTTCTTCATTTCCTTAATCATACTATCGTAATCGAGAATTTCAAAATCAAAATCTTTTCTAGTATCTACTAGAATTTTATTAACTGGTTTTGGTCCTTGTGTTCTTACAATAGTCTTACCTAATTGATATATGTCGTTAATTTTCGACAATAAATCATACTTGCTAATTTTATTTGTATTGTTAACAACATGATATACTCCTATAATTGTAGGAGCACTCATATATTTTTCAATGCACTTTGCAAGTTCTAAAGTAGTAATTCCATTCCACCATGCATTGTCCCAACCTTGTAATTCTTGTTGGGGATTTGTTGATAACCAATGAAACAAACCAGTTCCACTTGACTTGATCTCTGGCCCAATAATACTCATTCTAAAGGTAATATCTTTGGTATTGTTTAACTCACCTAGCGATTTTGATTTACCGTAGGAATTAATTTCTGTATGAGTATCTGATTCGATGTAGTTACCTTTCTTACCATCAAATACACAATCTGTTGAAAGATGTACTATTCTTGTTTTACTATTTGAAAATGTATGCTCTAAGAAGTGCGGGAACCAGCCATTAATCAATGCAGCTCGATCTGGTCGATCATTGCTATCTTTGACTAGCAATCCCACACAATTGATTACAAAATCAAATGCAGTAGCGACTTCACTAAGGCGCTGTACTTCTGCAAAATTCTCTATATTCATAACAACATCTGCATTGGATCTTGCTAAGGTAGTTACAATATGACCTTGTTGTTTAAGGTATCGTGTAATAACATGCCCTGCCATTCCATTGGCACCAATTACTAAAACTTTCATATAAACTTACCCTTCTTAAGCATTTCTTTAATTTCTTGCTTGTTCATTATTTTAGTTACAGACGAAAACTCGTTGTATGGAAATGGAGCGCAATGCTGTTGATAACGAGTAGCTAGTGCTTGATTATATCCGGCTGGTAATGTTAAGAAATAATTGTTGTCGTAACAAAATGACAACTGCGATTCGTGATGTGAAATTAACATTTCATCTAACTTTTCACCTGGACGCATGCCTGTTTCTTTGACTTCAACAACACCGTATTCGTCCATTAACACTTCTGCAAGATCTTTAATATAACATGCAGGCATGTTCATTACAAAGGTTTCTCCACCTATACTGTCAATGCTTGCTTTGAATAGTAATTCTATGGCTTCTTCTAATGTCAAAAAGAATCGTGTCATTTTTACATCAGTGATTGTAATTGGTCCACCTGCTTTAATTTGCTCAATGAAAAACGGAATAACTGATCCGCTAGAACCCATGACATTGCCACCGCGGATACAAACAAATTTAGTATAGTCAGTTAGGTCGTTTGCCTGTACGATGATCTTTTCACCCACTGCCTTTGTCATACCATATAAGTTAATTGGCTCAACTGCTTTATCTGACGAAACATCAATGACTTTCTTTACACGATTTTCA